GTTTCAATCCCTTGCCGTCTCCGTCACCATTTCTCACTCCCCTTCAACCGGACCCAGCGGGTCCGTCTTCATTCAAAAGTGAGGAATGGTACCGAAGTAGTATTCATCTAATTGCGGTAGGACAATTACCTGTTGGGTCTCCCCCACTGCGACCGCACCCCCAGCTTTGCTGGCCAGGTACTTAAGTCTTTCGGGTGTCAACTATTATCATACCTAACGAATAGATTAGATTCGTTCAATCTATGGATTAGACTGTACTAATCCGTGTTGCTGGAGAGGTTCGTGTCGCTGGAGGGTCCTGGATGTAGCTGTAGATCTCCGGATGTCGCTGGAGGTCCTTTACGGGACCGGCCCCAGTGGCCCCGTACTGAGAGGGCCTCAGCGTGACGTGAGCGCCGTGTGACCGGAAAGGGGACTCATACCCCTCCACGGGAACGGCTCGGACCACACGGGCCACTGTGCGGCTCTACTCGTCCGTTGTCTCGTCACCCGAACCGTCATCGACCGTATCGGGGCCTTCCACCAACAGGTCCTCGGCCATCTCGCCGGCAGCTTGCTCGATGCCGCCGCACTCGTCGACGACCCGCAGTACCTCGGCGTGCCCTTGCAGAACGTGGGCCATTTCTCCCGCATTGATACCGTTTGCCACGCTATGGGGAATCAGTACGTCCATTAGGAGATCGAACTCTTCGATCGTGTCGGGTGTCCCGGTATATGGTTCGTCGTCTTTCATGGATACTCGTTGGCCCGCAGAGGTAATAAGCTTTTGGCCAGAAAATGAAGTTTGAGACCGAATTTCTGTTTTTGAAAGGAATTGTTAGTTCTGACCACAAGAGATTGTTTGGGCCACAATAGATCGTTCGGGCCAGAACTTCAAGGTTCTGACCGAACCAGGTACGGTCTGAAAAATGTTTGTATGGCCAAAAATTTTCGGTCTGGCCGAAAATTGCTTGTATGGCCAAAAATTAGGAGTTACGGTCGGAAATTACGAGTTACTGCCTAAATTGTCAGTTAGACCCAAAATTGGTGGTTACGACCGGGAGCGCACGGCCCGGATTCAGTTGACACGTTCCTGGTGCGGACGCACGGCACAGAATTGATTGACACTTTGCAGCGTGGGGGTGGAGGAATCGTCGGTAGACGATTCCCCACGCGTTCGCGGAGTTATCGGAGATGACTCCGCGACATCACAACCCTTATAGGTATGACCGTACAAGTAGGGGTATGGCAGAACACTCACCAAGCGGTGACGGAGAGGTCTTTCCCAGTAGCGGACGAACAGGAAACGGTACGTTCGAGGACGCGACGTTAGTGCGACTCATGCTCGTCCACCCCCACGACGTGTCCGGCCACCGATTTGCACGCGTGTTCGACCGTACGAAGCGTGATCTGGCCGAACGGTACGGTGGGGTCACAGTGTACGACGATTGTGGTGGCATCTGGCTCGGCCCGGACGGAATGGAGGCCGATGAGGTGTACGTCCTCGAATCTGCCTGTATTCAGGAACCCTTCGAGGCCGACCACCTCACAGCCATTCAGTTCGACATCGCCGAGTCGTTGGACGAGGACTCGGTGTTCGCGTACACGACCTCTATCGGGGCGCAAATGTACACGCACTGAAAGAGCAAATCACAATCCTTAAGTACCCGTATCCCCTACTACCACACATGGCACCCGATCCAGACAACCACATGCTCGATATGTCAGCACCGCACGACGATCCGCTGCCGGACCTCGAAGACGTTCGCATGGACGACCTCGACGAACTCGACGACCGGACCGTGTTCGAGGCGTACCTGCGTATCAACGAGGCCGAGACGTTCGCCACCGCCATGCAAAGTGCGGACGCAGTGTCCATTCTCGTCCACGAACGGGGCTATTCCATCGACCGAAGCCCTGACGGCAAATGGGTGGCCTTTACCCACGACGAGAAGTCCGATCTACGACCACAAGAAGCATAGGTGCGGCCGTACGGGTTCCCGTGTGGCCGCACCGGGCGCGCGGTGCGGAAGGACACGGCATAGATCGGGTTGACAGGTTCGGGTGTGGCCGCAGGGGGTACGGCGTCAACTGAGTTGACAAGTTTTCACCCGAGATCGCAGGGTTTATCCGTACGGGTCCCCTCCTATCGTACATGGCACCAGAAAGCCAGACTGAGCCGGTTGCACCGAACGACAACCAGTCCGTCCCGAAGGGTCTCGTCGTCACTCAGCGGGGCATCATGGACTCGCGTCCACACGTCACCCGCGAACACATGGAAGAGTACCACGGTGGTCCTTGCTTCGAGAGCGAGGAGACCGTGGTGTTCGCCGACTCGCGTGGGTACGAATGGGACGAGTACCTGAACACCTTCGCGGATATGGGTCTGTCCACCGCCGAGGTGTCCGACCGACTGTACGAGGTCGCCGAGGACACGAGCCCGGCTGACCTGAATCGATGGGAGGGTTCGTACCCGATCCCGATCGACAAGCGCAGTGGGGGGTTCGGCGAAGAATAACTCCTCCGGCCGTACCTATACTGGGTGCGACCGTACCCATTCTTTTTCGACCACAGCGGGTACCGCTTCGACTGACCTGACATTTTGCGACTCCAGAAGAAAAGGTTTATCCGTACGGGTCCCCTCCTATCGTATATGGCACCAGACAGCCAGACCGAGACGGTAGAACCGCACCTCGATGATTACATGTCCGCATACGTGGCCCTCGAAGAACACTGGCACGACGAACGGCTCACCGAGGCCCAACGTGAGACCCTACGGGAGGCCCACGTCGTCCTCCAGAACTGTGAGGCCATGGACGGACGAGAACTCGCGCCGGGCGACGAACCCGACATCGAGCCGAATTATGGCACGCTGGGGGGCACCTGATCAGTGACTGACACAACCGAGGAGGGCACCGGACTCGTCCTCATCGGGGCCGTCCTCGCCGTGTTGGTCCCGATGGGATGGGTCGCCCAGATGGTGATCGTTGCGGGCGTGGCGATCGTGTTGATTGGAGCCCTCTAACTGGGGGCCAACCTTTTTTCGTTCGGCCGTACCCGTATAGTTCTGGCCGTACAGTACGCGTACCCGTGCGGCCCGATGTGTACCCGTGTGGCCCGATCCGGCTGGGTGGTGCTGGAACGGGCACCGCGTCAAACGAACTGACACATTCTCGGTCGAAAACGACGGTGAGCGGAGCCAGAGGCGACGCGAACGTCGAAAGACGCGCCAGCGTCTTTCGGAAGGTTTATACGTACGGGGGTACTACGTAGGGATGCAATGGCACAAGTTGCCTACTCCGTCGACAACGAGGAATTGTTCGAGGGCCTACACCAGGCGGGTGCGTCCGAGGCGTTCGTCCGTGTGCTCAGACAGAGGCCCGATTCGCCCGTGGCCCGCGAGATACGCAAGCAGGTGGACGCGTGGGGCACCATGCCGCGAGAGCTACCGACCGTTTCCGGAGGCCACTTCTTCGAGGCCCTCTGGGATGGGGACGTAGAGCGCGCCATGTGTCGGGCGGACCTGTCCAACAGTGAGGTCATGCACGACGTGTTCGGGATCACCCGCGAGGAGGCCCGCGATGCACTCTGAGGGTACCCCGGAAGAACTACTCCGGGAGCTTCGAGGACACGAGCCCAACTTCGACCGAGAGGGGGTCGTCTACCACCTCGGTGACGGTTTTCCCTTCGAGACGGCCGAGATTCGGTACAACTTCGACGGTATCGGAACCGACGTGGAGGATACCATCGACCAGTTCCGTGGTGCACCGAACCTCGGCCACCTTTACCTCGATGGCGAACAGGTCGCGCCCACCGACCACCGTCGGGAGGAATGGGAACGGGTCATGACCGAGAGGCACTGTTCGCCCGAACCCGAGCAGGATGCGCTCGGGGACGGTAGCCGTGTGGACGAGTGGAAGCGCTTCTACGAGCGCAAGGACACGACTCAGGCCGAAAAACACGAGAACGGTCGCAAGTAGTACCCGTACGGTCGCATCCAGCCGGGTACGGCAGTACCCATTCTTATCCGGCCGCAACGGGTACGGTGTAGAATGAGCTGACACCTTCTAACCGAAAACAACAGGTTTATCCGTACGGGTCCCCTCCTATCATACATGGCACCACAAGGCCAAACTGACGATAGTTCGAGCGCAAATGGCGTTTCCCTCCCGATGATCGGGATGGATGTGAACGAGCACCTTCCACCAGCAGGGGAACCGTACGCCCACGAGGACTTTCGTGTGGGGACTGACCGGTGCCCCGTGAACAATTGCGAGGGCCAACTGAATCGGGTCAAGGTCATGGCGGAGGACCCCAATTCCGGCGCACCCAGCCACATCGAGACCCTTGAGGTGTCCTGCCTCGAATGTCAGCGGATCGTGTTCAAGACCAACAGCGTGGAGTACGACCGGGGTGAGTGATCATGGAAAAGAATGGGTACGGTCGCACGAGCGGGATGGTGACCGACGAGCCCTTCATGTACGAGGGGTTCATCATTACCCCACGCGAGGACACGTTTGTGGTAGAGGCACCTACAGGGGGACAGTTCCAGGTTGTGGAAGAACTCTGCGACCTCGAATAAAACCGAAGCCTTTTTCCGGCCGCATCCGATAGGGTGCGGTATGAACAATACACAACTCGAACGAACCGAAGAGATCTGTGCGGACGACTCCACTGGTACGGCCGAACACGACCACATCGAGGGACACGGTGAGATTTGCGGGCGCACCCTGCTCCGTGAGTCCTACTGTACGGGCGCTGTGTCGACCGTGTGCCCATCGGACACCTGCGAGCACCACACCACCGTGACGAGATCGTTCGGGCCACACGAGTGTCCTCGCTGCTCTGAGGAGCTTCCTGTGGATGAGGAGGACTTCATCGAAACCGACCTGTTCTGTCGGGTACACGGTTCCAAAGTGCCCGTGAAGTCACACGTCGAGAAGAACATCGCCGAACGGGAGGAAGGGAACAGTCCCCTTAGCAATCTGGACCTGTAGGGCAGTACACATACCCGTGCTGCTGCACCCAGCCGAGTACGACCGCAGCAGGCACGGTACAGAACGATCTGATACGTTCTGATCCAAAACGAAGGGTTTAACTGCAAGGGTCCCCTCCTATTGGATATGGTGCGAGATTACCACCACGTCGAAACCAGTATCGAACCACAAATGCTCCGTGCGGTCGAAGACCTGCTCCGTGACGGCCACACGGGCAAAGGAAACGCGATCACCTCGGGTGCGATCGCAGAGGCCCTCGATGAACCCGAGGGCCACGACACCAACCCGAACGTGCGTGATGCGGTCCGAGAACTCACGCATGTGGGCGTGCCGATCGCCTCGTGCAACAGAGGGTACTACGTGATGGACGACCCAGGAGAGGTCGACGACTACGTTCAGGACCTGCGGTCTCGGGCCGACTCCATTCAGGAGCGGGCGGAGGCCGTCGAGTCGGCCGCACGTGAGGAGGGTGTCGTGCAGCCGAGCCTGTTCGGACGACTGCGAGCGGTCCTGTTCTAAGGGCCTGTGCGGCTGGAGTAATTTTCGTGGATCTGCAAATATATGGTGTAGCTGTATGAGCAGGGTGTTGCTGCATGAGTGAGGTGTCGCTGGAAAGGCTGGGTCCGACCACAGCCAGCCGAGTCGGGCCGCAAGGGGCACGGGTCTGCCCGGATTGATAGGTTTCGGGCCGAAACAAAGGGGTTAAGTGTGGCCGGTGCCATGTATAGGTATGGTACCAGAACCTACCACTCCGGCCGCACTGTTCGAGAAACTGACCGAACGAAAACAGAACGACCTCAAACACGACGCGTGGGAGGCAGCGATTCGGCAGTTCAGCGAGGAGAACCCGTACCGTTACTCGGAGTTGGAGTTCGCCGAAGGGATCTCCTATGAGGACATGCGACTCGTCGTTCATGAAGACAAGGACACCGGGAAATACTTCGACATCGTTACGGGGATCTCGCCAATTACGGCCGAAGAGGAACGCCTCCGCCAACTCGTCACTGATTTCATGATCGTGTACCGTGACGAACTACTGGGACGGATCAAGGAGGAGTCCTCGGCGTACGGTCCCGACGGCGTGTACCCTCACAAGTAATCGGTTCGGGCCAGAAATTGATAGTTTGGGCGGTAAATCAACAGTTTGGGCCGTACCCAGTCAGTTTTGGCCGAAAATTGTGAGTTTGAGTCGTCGGGCTGGTTCGGGTGTAAATTCAGTGTTACGCTCAGAAATTGTTGGTTATGACCCAAAATTGTCAGTTACGCTCGTAAATTTCTGGTTATGACCCAAAATCAACAGTTACGGCCGCAAATTGCTGGTTATGGCCGCAGACTGACAGATACCGCCCGACGGGTAAGGGTACGGCCGAACGGTGGTGAGTGCAAAACGATGGGTTTATGTGTGTAGGGGGCCTTGTATTGAGTATGCCACGTCAGGCAACACTCGGCGACAGTAGCCCAGCCTTCGACCACTATGATCAACACGCTGACCTGTATGATTACATACAGGGACGGCTCGACGCGACGCGTCAGCGTTTCATGCAGGGAGACCGTGGGGTCAAGTGGCAAATGCTCGATAAGAGCGCGACCTTCGCCATTCTGTCCGCAAACACCCGCGTTAGGTTCCACGAGGCCGGTTTCGTGGACTTGATGGGTCTCACCTCACCCACCGAAGATGAAATCGCTGATGTGTTGCATGAAAACAATATCATGTACCACAACAACAAAGCGAGATACATCTACGAAAACCGACGTGACGCCGACCGGGGGGCCATTATTTCAGCACTGGAGGCCGGTGAAATCGACAAAGCCCACCGCCTGATAACCGAGGAGTATCTCGGTTTGAGTTACATGAAGGCCGCGTTTACCCTCGCTATGTTGGGGTTCGACCGCAAAATGTGTGTCGACACGAATGTCGCCCAAAATGTGGGGTTAGAGGGTAAGGTGGGGGCGAACCTGAAAAATATCGGACAGTACGAGGACCTCTGTAAGGAGGTGCGCGAGGTGTATCAGGACCTAAATGAGTGTGTCAGCAACTTTATCTGGCAGTGGGCCACCTTCTCACAGTTCCGGGGAGAAGTGACAACTCACGACCCATTCTTCCTCTCGGTTGGAATAGATTTGTAATCGGCCGAAACCTTTTTAGGTCTGGGTTCCTTACAATGGGTTATGGCACAATCAGAATGTCCTGTTTGTAGTGAAACAAAACAGTCACTCGGGAAACACTGGGCACGGTCTGCCAAATGTGATTACCCTGATCTTTTCGATGAGGAAAAGTCATTGTTAGATAGTTTACTGATTGGTGATGGAACATTGGATAGGTACTCTGATAAGAATAACCGTCTATCCATAGGGGTAATCAGAGAGGAATATATTGACTATCTTGCAGAAAAACTCGATTGGTTAGTTGCCGATAAATATGTTACTTCACCAGAAGGTGTACGTAGAAACAATAAATATTACAAGATAAATACTATTTGTCATCCATTTTTCAACCAAATGGAGGAAAGATGGTACCCGAATGGGGAAAAGTTCATGCCTGATACACTACAAATAACCCCCACCTTCCTTACACACTGGATATGTCAAGACGGTAATCTTTCTTGGAACCAATCAGGTACCGCCAGATACAAACTTGGCAATATACATTTTGGCGAACGCGAAGAGTTCTTTACTGAAAAGTTCAAGGACCTTGGATTTAACGTGGTAATTACCAATTATGAACTCGGGTTTTCATCAAAAGATACTGATAATCTCCGTAGATTTATGGGCGGTCCATTACCGGGATACGAATACAAGTGGGCTGAAAACAAAGCAGAATACGACAAAAAGAAACATCTTTAAGTGTCAGTCGGCGTGTACTTGTAGGGGCGGATTCTTTCCGGGTTTGTGCCTACTGGAAGGAGATGGGGCCGGACATGTCAGATTTTTCTGCACCGTGCCGATGGCGGAAACGCACCGCACAGATTAAACTGACATGAATAGGTACAAACCGACGAGTTTAAGTGTTACCGTATCCAAGTAGAGGTATGGCACCAAAAGGCCACAAGCGAGCGTTCGCTCGGTTGAACATCGACGAGGACACCCTTACCGGGGAACCCGTCTGGGCGGTCGCCCGCGAATCGGACGAGATAGAGTTGTATCAGGAGGACCCCGACCGCGAGGAACTACGTGGGGGCGACGTTGCCCTGATTGAAGATAAGGGCGAGATGATCGTGAAAATCGGTATGGAGGAAGAACGGACGTATCCCGACGAATGGAACGGTGGGTACACAAACGAACGTGGGTACCCTCTCATCAACCTCCGCACAGGTACGGAGATCGACTGGTTCCGTACCCTGCCGAGCAACGACAACGGTGCATGGACCCCCCTCGACATGGTGATGTAGGTCAGACTTGTCAATTCGTTCTACACCGTGCTTTTCCGGAGGCATACGGCTTAGATCCAACTTACATGAACCAGTGCAATTCAAAGGGTTTAAGTGCCACCGCACCCATATATCTGTATGGGAAACAGTGATCCCCAAACGGCCGAGAACAGTGACATGGGACTGCACCTATCCGGGTGCGGTATCATTGATGGCGCGGAACACGCAAACCGTGAATACATGGAACGGAAACTGGAGGTCCGTTTCGAGGACGACGAAAAGGTCGTCTTCGCTGACACAAGTGGCCTCCAGTGGGACGAGTACATAGCACGTTTCCTCGATACCGGTCAACCCCTATCGCGGTTTCTGGCCACAATGAATCGGCTCGGGCGCGAACATACCCCGAACGATGGGATCGACCACTGGGAGAAGGCATACCCTCTTGTGTTCGACAAGAAAGGTAACGGGTTCGGGGGCGAAGCATGACTGACATGCGCGTGAAAGTTCACCCCCACGGAAGTTTCACTGGTATCGACATAGAAGGATTCGAGGAAGGTAATCTGGCCTTCGATCACCAGAAGGGTACCCTACTGGTACACGCGGACGGGGGCGAGGAACCGACCCACAAGATCGACCTACCGCCGGACGAGTGACATGACACCGAACGCTACCGAGTACCCTGGGAAAACGGTGCACTGTCCGGGCGAACCATGCGACGAGTGCGAGTGTGAATACTTTGACATCGGGCGCGAGGCAGCTATCTGTATCGACTGTCACAAAGAATATTGGCCCTGATATGTAAGGTGGAGCCGGACCTGTCAATTCGTTCTATACCGTACCCTTGCGGAACTACACGGCTCGGTTTCATCTGACATGTATCCCGTGCGGCTCCAAAGGTGTCGTGTACCTGCAACTATCCGGTGCGATTCAAAGGGTTTAAGTACTACCGGTGCCATGTATGAGTATGGACGGAACCCACCCGTTCGACCCGACCGAGGTAACGACCGACGAATTGGCGCACACCATCGGTGCCGAATATGTCAACTGTTCATTTCAAAGCGAACAGTCGGAATTGACACAAGAATCGTACCGTAACATCGCGCGCATTAACGGCGGAAAGTTCGCCTCGCTTATGTCCGAGGTTGACGTGGTGTTTACCGAGGACGACCCATACGCCAGCTATCAGGACATGAAAGAGAAGGTAGAGGAAACCGATACCCTCAAAGTGTTCTCCGGTGGCACCCACCCGGACCCTCGTTTCATGACGGAAACCGAAAACGTCATCGGAAGGGCCGTACACGACTACTACGGTCACCTTTCGGCCGACGTGAACTTTTCCTTTGAAGGTGAGTTCCGTAAGTGGCAACATGTAAAAGACGATTACTTCCCGCGCGACCGGGAGGTGCTCTTTGCGGAGGTAGTGGGTCAACTTTCGGCCGCAAAGTTTCTCGACGGTGGGTTTGCCGACCCCCGGTTTGAACAGCGTGAGATTCGTGCGCCCCAGCGGTGGATTGATTGGACGAAAGAACATATCGCTGCTAAAGAATAACATGGCTACATATAAATGTCCCTCGTGTGAAAGTAAAGGTGTGGCGACTGATCGGGAAACTGATAAGTTTCTGTCGTGTGAGACCCCCACGGACGAATGTGAGGTTCTTCTTTTCGGGCGTGAGGAGGCCGTCTGAAAGACCTGTCAGATCGTTCTACACCGTGCTGTTGCGGAAGCACACGGCATAGATTCGACTGACACTTTCCCGTTCCGATTCAAAGGGTTTAAGTGCCACCCGCACCTTTCCCTAATCGGTATGGTAGACATTACCGCCACCGTCGAACTCGCAAAGTTCCGAACCACCAGCGACCGCTCCTCGGTCACAAATTCGGAGGGTTCGCTCAAAAGGCAGCAGAATTACGAGGCAGAATTGGAGATTCTGCTCGAACCCCACCCGAATTTGGACGCATACGACCCCGCCGTCGAAGGCGAACTTTCGTGTGTCGCACAACTGATAGAATCATACGCAGGCGGTCTCGACGACAACGAAGAACTCGTGTCAGTCGAAGACTACAAGATGCACGGGAGTTATGACCAGTGGATCGAGCAGGCCGAAGCCTTCGCGTCCGAACGGCCTGACATGTCAGTCGACGAGGCTCTCACGGAATTTGGTCGGTGGTCGTGTACCGATGGGAGAAGGCTCGCGCAGGTATCGCTCGAACACAGGCAAGCATAGTAACGCAGACATTTTTTTTTTGCGGAATAGATGTGTCAATTCGTTCGTAGCGGTGCCTTTGCGGAAGCACACGGCTTAGATTGGCCTGACATGAACAAGTGCAAACCAAAGGGGTTAAGTACTACCGTACCCATGTACGAGTATGGTACCGAACACTGCCACCGAACCCGAACGAAGTACCCCCGACACGACCGTCGAGATTCACAATATCTCGGAGGTACCCGAACGCGAAAAAATCTTGGTCCACTTCACGGTGCGCGACTACGACACTTACGAGTGGATCGGCGACTTCTTCGTTCGTTACACCGAGCGTGACGGGACCTACCACAACTTCGGATACTCGGGGTTCCGACACGGCAGCGGCCTGTACATCGAACACCGCCCGTCCGGCGGAATCTTGGAACACTGTACGGACCTTCTCGAAGACGAGGGATACGACGCGATGCAAGGGTTCCGATCGGGGATCGACAAGAGGTGATTAGTTATGGGTAAATATGCCGAGTGCCACCGATGTGGCTCCGAATACGACCCGACAGAGTACTACACCTGCCCGTACTGTGTGCCCGAATGGCAGCGTAACCGGTAGGGCCGGACCTGTTAGTTTTTTCGGAACCGTGCCGTTGCGGAGCTACACGGCATAGATTTAATTGACATGAACCAATGCAAACCGACAGGTTTAACTCCCACCGCACCCATGTACCTGCATGGGCATGATCCCCATCTGCGACGGCTGCGGTGTACGCATGGACGGAAACCGACCGGTCGCCGACACGAACCGTTCGGGCCACTGGTGCGCCCAGTGTGCCGGGACCGAACCCGACGACCGCGAACGGGTAGAGGTGCCGGGGGACCTCGGTCGGCCGGGTGCCCCCGACGGCGAGGTGTCGGTGTTCAGGGGCGAACGTTGCGGCCGACGGAGGGCCGACTATTGAGCGACAACTGGCACTGTTCGTGTGACAACCCGGACGTGGTGTTCCCATACGCGGGAACCCTTGCGGAAGGAACCGCACCCCTGTGTGAAAACTGTGGAGAACTGATCTGAAAGAAACACCTGTCAATTTTTTCGGGACCGTGCCGCTGCGGAGGCACACGGCTCAGTGTGGTCTGACATGAATCAGTACAAACCGAAGGGGTTAAGTCCCACCGCACCCATGTACGTGTATGGCACAGATGACCATCGAGTGCGACGAGTGTGGCTTCCTCGTGAACCCAGCAAAGGAGGTACGGTGCCCGTGCGGGCATACCGACCTCGATCCCGGCGCACCCGGAGGGGTTCCATGAGTGACCTCAACTGTACCGAGTGCGGTATGACCGCCTCGTATGCGGACGCAAACATCGCCGATCTGCGCCGATCGTGCGGGGAGGGCAACGACGGCGTGCCTTCCGAGACCGAGACAGCGGGCGGGTCCGTCCGATACGTGTACAGTGGAAGCAAACACGACTGGATAGAGACCTGAAAGGATAGCTGTCAATTTTTTCGGTACCGTGCCCTTCCGGAGGCACACGGCTCGATCTGTCCTGACACTTCTCAGTGCGATTCAAAGGGTTTAAGTGCCACCGTACCCATGTACGAGTATGGCACAACAATGCCACCACGAGCGAATGGAGTTCCCGCACCTGAAAGAAGCACTCGACATGTTCGGGGACGAAAAGGACGCGTTGAAGCGGAAGGGGAGGGGTACCCTCCTCATGAGAGAGGTGTGCCCTGACTGTGGGTTCGACCGTGCGGAGGCAACGGTGCATGGGTTTTGGGTCGGGGAGTCCGTTTCGTGCCTGAACTGCTCGGAACGGTTCGAGGCGTCCGACTTTCCCGACAGAGAGGAACTGGAAGAATTAGAGGTTGACAGGTAGAGCCTGACCTGTCAGATCGTTCTTTACCGTACGGTTGCGGAAGCACACGGCTCAGATTCAATTGACACTAACCCCCGTGCGGTGATACGAGAGGCCGGAGGCCTCTCGGCATGACGAGAGAGCTTCGCTCTCTCGAACCACTGCACATGTAAGGTGGTGCTGCAAAAGTATCGTGCCGCTGCAACTATACTACCAGCCGGGGACCGATTCGGGTTCGTTCCACACCTTGTCACACATCGGACACCTCCAGGTGTGGTAGTACTCGGTCGGTGGGTCGTCTATCACCTCGCCGGTTGCACCACACTCGGTGCATCGGTCGGTCTCGAACGTCGGGATATGGTCGAGCGCCATACCCACCCTTGTGGCCCGATCCCTATAAATCCCCCAGAAACGGAGGGTTTAAGTTTACGGGGTGATGTGTGGGGGTATGGCCCGAACGATTACGGCCGACGAACGGGAAACGTTCGACCGCATCGCTGGCGAGATTTACCAGCACGAACACCTCAATATGAAGGAAATCGCGGACATGGATACGGCCGGATTCGAGCGGCTCGGGACCGGACTTGCCCGTGTGGTGTTCGACCTCGAAGACGGCTACGTCCTGAAATGTGCAACGAGGATCGACTGGGACAAACACTGTCCGATGGAAGGTGGTTCCGGTATCGTCCAGAACCGGAACGAGGTTCGTCGCCACGAGGACATGGATCGTGACGACCTGCCGGATTGGTTCGCACAGGTAGAAGGTCACCACGAAAAATATTTGTGGATCGTACAGGAAAAAGTCACTGAAGGAGGTGTTACCACGGCCAAAATTCAGGAGATGAAGTCCGACCTGTCAGATATGTCAGGAATTGTGGTGTTCGACCTCCACTGTGGAAACGTTGGTACGACCGAGAACGGTGATAAAATAATCGACTACGGTTGGTGGGAAACAATTGACTGTCAACGTGACTACGAGTCGATAGTTGAAGACACGCGACAGTTCGTTCAGGAAACATTAGGCGTCTGACAGAAAAAATGTCAGATCGTTCTATACCGTGCCTTTGCGGAGACACACGGCTTAGATTCGGCTGACACTTCTTCGGTCGAAATCGAAGGGGTTAAGTGGTACCGTATCCAAGTAGGGGTATGGCACACAAGCCATCCCACCGAGCGCAGAAACGGGCCGTCGAACTAAGTCGCTCTCCGTTCGTGAAAACGGCGGAAGTGCGCGAAGACTCGCCAGGTCGGGCCCGGATCGTGGTGCGGGCGACCGACTTCGGCGGAAAGGTCACGGACGCGATCAACTACGGCGAGTGGAGCCTCTCGACCCTTTCGGGGGTCGAACCCGACGGTACGATCAAGTTCGAGCTGTTGTGAAATAAACGATTATTTTTTGTGGGTAGACGTGTTAGATCTTTCGTAGCGGTGCATTTGCGGAAGCACACGGCGTCGTGAGGTTTGACATGAACCAGTACAAAACGAAGGGATTAAGTACCCCCGCACTCATGTACTGGTATGGCACAAGATGCCACCCCGCAGTGGGAAAAGCTGACCGAAGCGTTCGAGGACAGTCCTGCGTGCGCTACGTGCGCTCGTAAGGAAAAGGCCTCTCAGGGTATCTGTAAGTGCCCTGAGTGCGATGAAGTCATTACGGACGGGTCGACCGCCAACATGGTGTCGTTGCTGCACACCCACCTGAACGAGGCACACCCGGAGGTCGCGTACAGGTACTGATGTACCTGTAAACTTGTTGACGTTGCTGCAAACGCTCGTGTCGCACCTGTCAATTACGCCGAAGCGGTGCTCTTGCGGAAACACACGGCTCCGTACGGTCTGACACATCTCCAGTGCAAAACGACAAGTTTAACTACCCCCGGCACCGTGTCACGGTATGGCGCGAGAAGTTACTGCCGACGAACGCGCGACGTTCGACCGCATCGCTGCCGAGGTCTATTCCAAGGCAGCTAACACGTTGGTGTCCGAATACGAGGAGATCGACATGAACGGGTTCGACCTCCTCGGCGGAGGGGTGGGCCGGCTGGTACTCGACCTCGGCGATGGGTACGTCCTCAAGTGTGCCACGAAAACCAACTGGGAGGCAGATGTGGTCGCAAAGGCCTCCAGCGGTCTGGTTCAAAACCGTAACGAGGTCCGGCGCGACGAGGACATAGATCATGAGGACCTGCCCGATTGGTTCGCACGGGTGGAGGACCACCACGAACAGTACCTTTGGACCGTACAGGAAAAGGCCGAACCCGGCGGGGTTCCTGCCGACCGAATCGTGGACATGGAGATGAAACTCAATGACATGACAGACGACCTATGTATCTTCGACCTCCACAACGACAACGTGGGTCGGTTGAATGACGGTAGCGTGATAATTGACTACGGTTGGTGGGAACGCGTGGACGAGGATCGTGACTACTCGGCGATAGTTGAGACTGCACGACACTTCGTGGAAGGTATGTTGGGCGTCTGACACGCACCCGGCCCGTGTGGCCGGACGTGTCAGATCGTTCTACACCGTGCTCTTGTGCAACCGTACCGCTTAGATCGAGTTGACATGATACCCGTACGGCCGAAAACGATGGGTTTATCCGTACGGGGTGTGTTGTGTTGGTATGGAGCACACCACTCCAACCGACGCGATCGAATCGGGCGACCGAATCGTTGCGAACGACTCCGCCGAAATGGTCCGATCGGGCCTTCTCGGTACCGTCAAGGGTATCCTGCCCGAGCAGGGAGAGGCCAAGTACGGGGTCGTCGAGTTTGAGTCCGGCGACACGAAGACCCTCGCACTGCCCCTGCTGACCCCCGCGTCCGAATACGACGGCCACCTGTTGATCGACGCTGCACGTGATCACGCGACGCGGGTCGAGACCGGGTGCGACAAGTGTCCCGTGTGTGAGGCGACCACGCGCCACGTCGGGTCCCACCGATACATCGAAGGGTTTGAGGTGTGCGCGGGTTGTGACAAAGAGTTCGCGCCCTGAACGGAAGTAGGGGCCTTCCGGCCGATCTGTCAATTCTTTTTTCCACCGTGCCCTTGCGGAAGCACACGGCATAGATTGAATTGACATATATTCCCTGTGGCTGGACAAGTAGGGGTGTTGCTGCACGGGTATCGTGTACCTGCAAAAGTATCGTGCCGCTGCAAAGAACAGGTGTTGCTGCACCCGTCCGTTCTATTCCCAGTCGCCCAAGTTGACAACAGTTTGTTCGTTTCGCGCCTCGACCACTTTGTTCCGGTGCTGATCAGTCAGGGTCAGGTGACCGGTCTCCCTGCTGGCGAACGCGAGCATTTCAGGCTCACGGGGGAGGTGGTCGTCGGGATCGGCCGCGTCGAACTCGGTGGGGGTCTGGTACACCATACCCGTACATGGATGCGGTGGGACTTAAACCCATCGTTTCGTGTCAGGCAGTTTTCGGCCGTACACATCCGCAAACGCACCGCGACGAACGAGTTGACAGGTTCTGACCGCAAAAAAAAATTACAGCAAGCCGTTGTGTCAGCAGCGGTACAGTTCGATGTAACCGTCACCCAGTTTGCCCACAACGAACTCGGTACCCTCGATGATGTCAGAGATCCGGAAGTCCACGAACCCACCGTGGTACCTGATCCGGTCCCGTGCGCTGTTGCCCTTCTTTTCCTGATGTTTGTAGACCGCCCTCCGGTCGTCGTCGGACTGGTTGATCGTGCGAACCTTGTCGATCACTTCAGCATGGGTCATGTCTCCCATACAGGTAGGTGGCACCGCTACCCCTTAAACCCTTCGTAAATACAGGGTTCCTCGGCCTAAAATTAACTGTTTGGGCCAGAATTCGTGGTTTGCAGCCTAAAATTCGTGGTTTGGCCGACCGAAATTTGTCGTTAGCGCGCGCCGGAATCCATAATGGTTCTACACGGCCGTTGTGACCGGATGTTGACACGTGTAGAACCATGAGAGTTGAGATCGAGACCTACATGATCGTTCATGCAGGACCGGAGACGCACGGCGCGCGCACAATTGACATACCCCCCAAAGATATTTTATCGATCCGCAAAAGCATTTTTCGGCCATACCAGATAGATTTGCCGTAGGAGAAAAAATTCGGCCAAAGCAGGCATATGCAGGCAACACCTTTATACGTATCAACCCTCCATATTCGGTATCAAGTAGGAAAGATTCATTGTAAGCCCTTACCCGCGTGGGTGGTTTCGCGCGGGCTACGGTATCCAGCCAATGAGTCCCCGCGTTCGGCGCGTTGCGGTCCGAGCGTGACGGGATAACGGCGAAAAGCGCGTAGTCCACACTAAACCGTGGAGTATTGACCCGACCCATGCCGGAGCGAATGAACAAGACTGGGATAAACAGGGAGAACCATGAACGAACCAGAAAAGCGCGAACGAACGGCAACCAATACGACTATGAGTGAAACCACCGACGCGACGACCGACGCGGAGAACAGTGCAACCGAATACGGCCGAGAGCGAACGATTTACGGTAACCGGTTGGGTGTCAACCCCGAAGATGTTCCGCGGAAAACCGACCTTCAACCCAGCGACTTTGAAGGTGGCGACGTTTCCTTCGGGTGGGGCGGACAAATAGCGGATTCGACAGTCAAAAAGACCGTCATCCGTGACTTCTACGACTTCGGTGAGTCGTGGGAGACCGTAAAAGCGGAGACTATCAGCACGGCCGAAAAGGCCTTTCATAGTGGCGCTATCGACAGATTCGAGCGCAACGGCCGTGAAACGCGCGAGCATTTCATGGATACCACCGACCGCGAACGTGAACAGCTAATCGCGTATGCGGTCGGCGTTCAATTCGCGTCCTATCGGTGCGAGGAGGCGAGGCTCGCGTCAATAGTGCGGAATACAGAGGGTACGGGCCTTAACGCGGCCAAACAGATTGTCCGTAAAAGCCCCAAAGGGGGCCAAACATTCCCCCTATTAACGGACATGATTCAGTCCGCCCAACACGTCACACTGGCGAACATTCTTGTTGAAGAAGGTGCAGAAAGCGCGCGCCAGTATGCGATTGAAAACATAAGCGGTATGAGCGAACGCAAAGCGGGCTTTTGGCTCATGCTATTGGGTTTCGGCGAATCGTTCGCGCTCGACGTGAACGTTCGCGCGATCATTACCCCATACGTTCAAAAAGTCGTGAACATCGCGCCGGACTCAATCGACGCATGCCAGAAATGCAGAAACGCCTGCATGAATGACAAAAACGACAACCCGAGGATAGACGGCCCGTCAAACAAGATCGAAAACGGGTGGTATGCCGAACCCGGCATTTACGCCCGCAACCGGTCTTATTTGGGGTATCATATGATTGACCATGTTGGCGAACATGGTCACGGAGCCGAACAATATGCGGATTTGATCATTCGGTTCTTCCGTAACGAACTCGACAAAGATTTGAGTCGTCGGACCGCGACTCAAATCATGTTCAATTCGGGTATGTCGTTCACGGAATCGGCGTCGAATGAAGCGCCGAACCGTGATGAAAAATTCTACACCCACCAATACTTTTACGACGCAGTTCTATGAATTGAAGTCGCAATCTTTTGTTTTTTCGACAGATTAATTCCTCATGGTCTTCCATGATATAGTTGCGGTCAGACTCTGCCACCTACGACGAAAACTATCCCATTGACGACCGTGACATACCTTTCGTCGGACTCTCACGACTGTGACGAAACTATACCAGTAACGACCGTGACATAGTTTTGCGCGAAGGTGACTGAGTGTGATGAGAGGTATGTCATGCACGTTCATGAAGAACTTCGTTTTGCAGTGTGCTGGGTGTGTCGAGAAGTGTGTCATTGAAGTTCATGACATAGTTCGTACCGCAGCCAAAACCCCCTGAATTAACCCCCAGGGGGTAGGGTTGATTTCACAGGGTCAGCCAAGTTTATTTAGGGGTGGGGCAGCAGTTTTTTAAATATACAAGATGTCAGATCGCTTACAATAGAGCGCGGACTGAATCTAAAAATCTGAGGTGATACACGTCGAGATTTACCCCTTTATAAGGACCCATACGTACCCGTACGGTCGGATTTCGCCCGGTCTGGTCCGACCCAAGCCCGTGCGGTCGGATTTCGCCCAATCTGGTCCAATTCGCCCCAGTATGGTCAGACCAGGCCTCGTACGGTCAGACAAAGCCCTCTCGGGCCACAGGGAACACACGCGCACAGTCAGACTCAACAGGGTACGGCCGGACACAGCCAAGTACGGTTGTACCCTGATTTCGATCTCAGGCCGGCTCAGTCCACTCACAGTAGATTTGGTGCGACCACAAGAGGTAGCCATCGTATCAGACCAAGAACAGCGTGAGCGCCATCTCAACGCCTCTGAGAGAAACCTATTTAAAGTGGCCGAATCGGCGTAGCCAATTCGCCACATGCTCGGAGAATGGTCGGTAGATCATTCTCCGGCGGCAGCCACATCCGAATGGGTACAGCCGAAAGAGTTAAGTTGCGGTCGGACCTATATCAGGATGCCGTTAACATGGCGATGGCAATCTGGTGCCACGGAGCCCAGTCTGGTGAACTGGGCTCTCTGTTTTTCCCGACGAAGCCGGTTCCCCTCTGGGGTCCGGTTTTGGGGGCGGGGATGGGGATGGTCGAGGACGGGGCCCGCGGTCACTGTTCTCTCAACGTGAGCGAGTCGATGTCATGGTTTGCTATCTCGTAGCACACCCCGTTCTCGCCCTGGAAGGTAAGGTCCTCGATTACACCCAGGGTGGTATTGCTCTGCTTCGAGTGGGTTTCCTCCGCAGCCACCTCGTAGTCCACCACGACCAGAACCCCGACCTCCCTCCGGACCTCCAGGGCCACCTTTCGGAAGAGACACTCCTGGTGACACTCGAAACAGATCTCGTGTTCGTGATAGGATTTGATCTGACGGGACTTGCTCGGAATCCGGACGAACTCCGAGCATAACTGGCAGTAATACGCCTCGTCCCGGTCGACCTCGATCCCCTCCTCGATGTCCCGATGGGCCGTTTCGGCCGTATCCTTCATGGTTTCGGCCCGAGAGATGATCTCCTCCAACTCCTCGGCCGTTTCCTGGAGGGATTCCATGTTCCGTTCCTGTTCGAGTTCCTTTTCCTTTCGACGTACCTCCGCCTTCAGCCGCTCGATTTCCTCTCGTGTGGTCATACCTGAATCAGTTGCGACCGGACAGTCTCGCATCGGCCCGACCCTGCTCGGCCGGCTCGATGGGTTCCCAGAGTTCGACCGCACGGATGTCGGGTCTGTGTCGAATATGTCCCTCCGCCACCAGGATTTCGACCCGTTCCTGCACATCTATCATGGGTTCGTTCAGAGTGTGCCCAATGCCCTCGCACAGATGATCGACCTCCATCGTACCGGCCTTCAGTGCGACCACAATCATCTGGTCGATTACACGATCCACATCTCGACTCATAGCGGACCAGGGCCTTGTACGGCCGGATAGGGGCCCCGTACGGCCAGACCCGGGCCGGGTACGATCCGATGGCACTCCCTGGGTTCAAACTGTATCCGTTTGGGATTCACAGTGATTCGTCCTGCCATACCTGGTCTACGTCTCGGTGACTGAAAACAGTTACGGACACACCCGACATCCGTCCCCGGCCCAAACACATCCCAGGGAATCAGGCCACACGAGTAGGGTTCCGGCCGTACCAGGCACGTACATGGCTGCACTGGTACTTGGCACCACACCACCATGTACAATATGAGTGTGGTGGCACTGTACCTGTGCGGCCAAAAATGAATCGTTTGTGGCCCGATCCCTACTTCTATGGCCCGACGAGTGCCTACTCGAACCGCACGATGGCGTGCCCGTCGATCTCCATCGAGTCCACGAAGCCGTCGTAGTTGTAGGCGTCCGCGCCCGAACCGACCTCTCCGGTCGCAGTGGACCCGTTGATGTAGTCGTTGTCGTTTTTGTTCGCTTCCTCGGTCGTGGTCTTTTCGAGCGAACCCGTGACCGAGAACTCGTACTGTGCCGCCGGACCTGTCCCTTCGATGATAATGGTTTTCATGTTTCCGTTTTGATTGTAGATTTCCGTCGCAACCGCTGCGTTCACCATACCGGCCTGCTGCCGGTAGGACGATTCGTCGATGGGTTGGGCCGTGTCGAGGAGTTGTCGTTTGAGATCCTGACCGGTGAGGCCCATGGTCTCCTGTACGGCCGCAGCCACGCCAGCCGTGATGGGAGCAGCAGCCGAGGTCCCGCCAAAGTAGCGGTTATCCTCACCAGCCGGCTCGATCACGATGTTGGTGCCAGGTGCTGCCAGATCTATTGCCTCTCCGTAGTTGCTGAATCCGGCCAGTTCCATGTCACCCCCCTCGTTGAAGGGCTCCCGTACGGCCCCAACGGACAGACATTCGTCGTACACTCCCGGGTAGTTCCACTCGGCCGGGTCGTCCGTCTCGTTGTTTCCTGCGGACTGAATGATCAGCATGTCCTCGGAGACGGCCCGGTCGACCGCATCCCGCAGGCTCTGGGACTCGTACCTATGGTACCGCGAGACGTTCAGGATGTCACATCCGTCATCGATGGCTTGGTGAATCGCCTCGTCCAGGTCACTGTCCCACGATCGGTAAGCTCGGATCGGGGTGTTAATCACCCCGGACGCGTCCTGGTCGTTGTTAGTTTCGCCTGCGAGCGTAAGGGCCACCTGGTCCTCGTGGGTTACCTTGTCCCCACCATGACAGGGGCTGGTGTCGTCGCCCTTGAGATCATACCCCCCGACGTAGTTGTCGTCCAGTTCGTTGTCCTCACAGTCGATCGGATCGCCCATGATTCCGACCGTGACGCCCGCGTTGTAGCCGTGGTGTCTCCAGTACGGCTCCATCCCGACCGCCTCCTGGTGCCAGGCCTGGTACTGGGAGTACGTGGGATCGTTCGGTTCCTCGGAGTGGGCCGATCCGACCCCACTGAACGCGGTGAGGCCGAGCGATGCACCTGCCGCCGTAGCGAGATACTGTCTCCTGTTCATGCTCCGTGTGTCACACCTGGGGTACGTCCTCCCAACAGAAAAAACTTACGGCCGTAGAGGGTGTGATCTGACCACACCTGGCAGGGTCTGGCCGGACGGGTATCGTCCGACCACACGAGATACATGTATGGTGGTACGGTATTGCATACCAAACTACCAACAACAAATAGTTGCGGCCAGAACCGTCTTGGTATGAGATGACCTTACCCGTACGACCAAAAGAGTGCGCGCTGCCTGGTGTGCTCGTATAGAAACCTTGTCAGGCCATACCAGTGGTCAGCACGGCCATATGAAGACCGGTACGGCCAGACCAGGCCTCGTTCTACCGCACCAGGAACCTAGTGGGACCGCACCCAGACCCGGGTGTAACCACACCAGTACCTGGTGCTATCAAACGTAGAATAATTCGGTCATATCTATGGCCGGGTGCGGTCAAATCCCATGGGTACTGTTGAACTCCTCGGATACTGCGGGAGACCGCCGACCTGGTGTGTTACCAGTGAATGACAGTCGTAAAACGACTGTCCTTGCCGTATGGAAGTCGCACAGCGACTTCCAGAGCCTGGCTGTTGCTGGCCAATCAATTCTCCCTCTCCAAAACGACCCAGCGGGTTGCTACCCCAACACTGGTACGGAGGTCGACCAAAACTATGGAAATCTCCGAACTGGTACGGTCGAACCACCGCCGGCCGTTCCGGAACCAATCCTCTGCCGTGCTGAAGGACCCACCACGGTCCTTTCCCAGCACGATCTCTTGGGCTACCACAGTTCGTATAGGGACGTTCAATCCCTTGCCGTCTCCGTTGTCATCTCTCATCTCCTCAACCGACCCACCGGGGTCGACCTCTTTCAAACATGAGAGATAGTACCGGACCAGTTTTCATCTAACTGTGGTAGAACAATTACCTGTTGAGCTTCCCCCACTGCGACCGCACCCCCAGCTTTGCTGGCCAGGTACTTAACTCTTTCGGCTCTTGAAATGGTAACGTTTCACATGAGACCTGTACCAAAAGACTTAAGTGCCTCTGGGCCAAAGGTTCGATCGCCGGGCGAAACAGTTTTGCTTTGCTCACATCCGTGGAACTTTCTCCACGGTATTCGGTCGCTGATGTCTACGCATCTGAATTGGTCTGACTACAGTCCTCCTGATACGACTGGATCTGATCCTGTTCGTGTGGAGGAATCCCATGGTGACGCTACCATAGATCGCAGTCCATCCAGCGGGTCGCTTTCGGAAGAGCAGTGTTTCAACGACCGGATGTCGTACAGCCCGAACGATGGACGATCCTCGACCCGGACCACCTTCTACGCAGATGACTCCTCGGTCGACATGACGCCCCGCCAACGGGAACAGTACAGACGTTTGGCCAAATGGAACGATGACCAGTACGCGCCCGATCGGTCGATCCGGAACCTCGACGCTAACAAGGAACGGTTCGCGCACACATGCGCCAATGCACTCGAACTTTGCGAGTATCAGCGCGACCGGGTGATCCACATCGTGAACGACATCGACTTCTCGAAGTACAACCCGGCGGGGCTGCGGTACGAGGAGGTCATCCTCTGTATCATCTCGCTCGTAATGTACGAGGAGGAGGGCCCCAGCTTCGAGGGGACCATCCGCGACTGGTTCCGCGAGCAGGCCCAGGTCCATGACATGCTGGATGGGTCCCGACGTGGCAAGGTTAACAAGACGAAAATGGCGGATTTCTGGACGGCACGTCAACATCTGCTGCGGAACACGGATCATTTCGATACACAGGAAATCTCATAACAAAATGGTAAGCGACAAACCACAACCCGGACGGTGCGGTGCGAAGTGTAGGGATCGGGTCGGAATTGAGGTCTATTCGACCGACGTGAACAGTAGTGTGCCCTGGACCGAGGAGGAGATCGAGCGGATGTGGATGGTCGACCAGGAGGAGGCCGAGGAACCCGGCAAACTCGAACGGGTCGAGGTAGAACCGGAGTACCAGGAGGCCCGTGAGTACCGATGGGAGGACTGGGTGGTGTCGGACATCGAACTGGATGATGGTGAACGCCTCCGGTTCCGGCCGGACGATGACGACTGGCCGCCATATATGAAGTGGTCTACCATGGAGGTCCAGGGACACTGCGAGAAGTTCCCCTCGCGTGCGACCGACAGTAGTCGTTGTTACATCCATGACGGGCCGGAAGATTCGTTTGACGAGGAGGACCGTTCACGCGGAGGGAAGAACTCTTCGGGTGGTAATGCGATGAAGCACGGTCTGTACGCACAGCGCGGGAACTACTACCAGTCGGTCTCGAACGAGGACAAACGGTGGATCGACGGTATGGTGGACTCCTGGGTCGAGAACGCTCCCTTCACGCGGGACAACGACGCCAAGGTCAACAAGCTGTTCCAGGTGGCGGTCGACGAGCACAAGATGTGGCGAGCGAACAACTACTTTGCCGAGGACGAGAACGACCTCGTGGAGTACGAGCCTTCCTATGACGCCGAGGGCAACTATGTGGGCGACGAGGCCGTGGAGAGTCCGATGAACCTGGTATACGACCGCATGGCACGGACTAACATGACCATGTTGAAGGACCTCGGGGTACTGGAGGACCCGGAGTCCCAGCAGGCCGAGGCCACTGAGTCCCTCGCACAGAAACTATCGGGTGGTGGAGAATAGTGCTTCCGAAAGTAACGGAGTTCTCCGGAGGGTACTACCTCGTGGAGGACGTGTACCTCGAACCCGACGGGAACGTGCGCCGGCCATCGGTGGAGCCCGCCTTCTACCGGTATCTTCGGGAGGACGTGTACGGGGGTCGGGAGATACCGATTACCGTAAAGTACAACGATACCCACTTCGAGCTACATCCGGCTGAGGGCGTGCCGATCGACTCGATCGCTGTGCCCCCTGGGGTGCTCGATCGGTTCGGAGAGGTGGCCCCGGGCGACGGCACGGTCTTGCTGGCGAGGCCGAGGTCCTCGTACCGTATCGAGCAGATGCGGGCGTACTCGGGCTTCTCTCATGTCGACCCAAACTGATTCCCCTGACGAGGGCACGCTGCGGAACAAACCCTCGGCGTTCGTCAAGAGCGTGGTAGGTGCGGACCCCTTCTGGTACCAGGAGGACATAATGGACGCCGACTCGGACCGCAAGGTCTTTCGTGCGGGCCGACAGGTCGGTAAGTCCCGTGTAGCCTCCTGGATCGGGCTGCACCAGGCAGTCACCAATTCGGATGTAGACGTGCTGATTACGGCGGATGCCCAGCGCCAGTCCTCGGAACTGTTCGCCCAGGTGAAAAAGGAGATGTCCATGTCGAACTTCACGGAGGACGACTGGGGGGTCACCCGGGACACTGCCACCATGATGGAGTTCGATAACGGCTCACGGATCATCTGCCTCCCGACGGGTCGAGACGGCCAGAAGATTCGGAACTACGCGGCCGACCTCATTATCGTGGACGAGGCTGCCTTCATCGACGACACCATCTACGAGGACGTGCTCGAACCGATGACGTTCGTGACGGACGGGACCATGATCCTGTGTTCGACCCCGTGGGGCCAGAGCGGGTATTTCTACGACAAAGCAAACCACCCTGACTGGTACGAGGTCCACGTCTCGTCGTACGACAATCCTGAGATTTCCGATGAGAAGATCGAGACGTTCAAAGAGGGCAAGTCTCACGCGACTATCCAGCAGGAGGTCGAGGGCAAGTTCGTCCCCGAGGCGGATAACTTCTTCGACCCGGACCTGGTACGGGATGTGGTCGGAACCGAGGACGGTACGCCCGTACGGTTCGAGGGCGAGGAGGTCTATCTCGGGGTCGATCCGGCCGACTCGGGTATGGACGACACGGCCCTTGTACTGATGGACGATGACGGAAACGTGTTCGACATCGAACACCATCAGCAGATGAAACTACACCAGGGCAAGGAACGTATCAAGGCCCTGGATCGTAACTACAACTTCGATGAGATCGTGATGGACAAGACCGGTCTCGGGAAGGGTCCTGTCCGGGACCTGGAACACAAGATTGGCTCCTCGGTGAAGGGGATCAAGTTCACGGTCCCGAAGAAACAGGACATGTACCAAACTCTCAAATTCGATATGGAACAGGACAACCTGACGATCCAGAACCATGACGAGCTACGGACACAACTGAACAACATGACGGGAGACAAGACCCGATCGGGCCGATACAAGATCCATGCGGGGTCGGGGAGCGATGACCTGGTGGACGCCCTCGTGTTGGCGAACTACCATGCCGATACGGAGGGATCTCGTGGAATGGCCCGGAACGCGGCCACTGGTGCGCGGTTTATGGGATCGCTTCGAGAACTATGAAGCATGTGAACTGTTCTCACCCGGTCAGTTATTACGCCTTTAATAGAGACGTTTCGCTCGCACTTCGGCCACTTTCCACCACACCCAAATGAAGGTTCCCAAAACTACGGAGGAGGTAGCGCAACTGTTTCGCGTTACTGACGAGGAACCCGAGCCGAGGGCGACCCGCAAGGCCTCAACGGAGGTCCTCTCGGGGGACTACGAGGAACATCACGCCCCGGAGGACGAGATGGAGGAGTACTGGCGGATCTACGAGAACTTCTCTGTCGTCCGTACCTCTATTTATTCGTTCTCACAGGAGGTGGTCGAGCCGGGCTGGTATGTGGTCGCCTCGAACGAGGAGACTGCGACGGAACTCACCGAGTGGCTCACGGAGTCGGTCACCACTGGGGGGGAGGAGGGCCAGGACTTTTCGGAGATACTTCGACGGGTGACGGTCCAACGCGAGGTACGTGGGACCGCACTGGTCGAGAAGGTTCGGGGCTCGAACAGTGATAAGATAGTCGCACTACAGCTATTGAATCCCGAGACCTTCAAGGTCTATACACAACCTCAGAGTAACGTGCTGGTCAAACCTGATGACGTTGACCTTGACGCCGAGGAGATCACGGAGAGCCGGCAGAGGCGTCGTCGGGCCTCACGGGACACGGTTCCGGTCACGGATGAGGGTGAGGGGGCTGCCTACGTACAGTACGATCATGACCTCCATCGGTGGAACAACCGCGACGAGGTGTTCTTCACCAACGACGAGATCATCAAGTTCACACGGGACGACGATGTGGGCGAGGTGTTCGGTACCTCCCGAATCGAGTCGGTGGCGGACCGGGTACACGGACTCCAGCAGAAACTGAAGGACAACGACGAGGCCATTGCACAGAAGGCCTACCCGTTCTGGATGTTCCGGGCGGGTCCCGAAGACGGTGAGGACATGTGGGACGAGGAGGACATGGACGACTTCCTGGAGAATCATGACGCCGAGAAGTTCGGTCCGGGCATGAAGCAGATGGTTCCGGGAGACCTGTCCCTCGAAACCCACTCGGGCGACACTGCGGACATATACGAGTCCGTCAAGTACGACATCGACCACATCTCGGTGGGACTCCCGATGCCCCAGTTCTCCCTGGGGGCGTTCGGTGAGGACGTAAACAGGGCCCGTGCGGAGGCACAGGAGAACCGTCTCCGCCGGCAGGTAAAGGACGTGCGCGGGGAACTGGAGGCGAAGTTCACACCCCTCCTTCGTGAGGTCGCACGTGAGCGGGGTCTGGACGACCCCGACGAGGTTGCCCTCAAGGTGGGTCGTCCGGGCGAACCCTCCCCCGAGGCCCAGGAGGTCAACCGTAACATGATCCAGTACCAGTCGAACAGTCCGCAGGCCCGACAGGGCCAGCGTGGGCCCCGTACGGACCGACGGTTCTCGGCTGGCCCGAACGACACGAATGGCCCGCCCTCGGGTGGTGTGGTCCCACGGGCCAACGATCCGACCACGGACAATCCGGGTGACCCTGGATCGTATACGGCTACCCCGGACGCGACCGGTGTGGATGTATCGGGTGGTGGGGACGAAGGGGAGTCCCTTCCGGTCGTGCAGATGTCTGGGGACCCATCGGGATCGGTTTGGGACGCAGAGGACCCTGGTCTCCAGGAAGTAGAGGAACTTGCGGACCCACGGTATGTTTCGGTCCGATCGGATACCCGCTCTCTGAAGAACACCATCGCCGAGTATCTGAGGGAGGTCCGGGACGAGACCCTCGACCGTCTGGACGAAAAGGGCTCGTCCCGACAGAAGGCGATCGAGTCTGAACGCATCATGAACCGAGTCGTCGCCGATGCGAAAGGCTCGCATGGACTCCAGGCCGAGATCGACGAGGCCATGGAGGAGACGGTCCGTAGGACAATCGACTCCCTCAACAAACAGTACCACTCGCCCCCGATCGAGACCCACTACGGGGTACGGGCGGAGTCGAACAAAGAGGCCTACAGTCGGTCCGCAATGGCCTCGGTCGAGGAGATGACGGAGGACCTTCGGCACTACCTCCAGCAGATCGTGGTCCGAGGGGTCCAGAACGGGGAGGACTTCGATCGTATCCAGGAGTCGGTCCGCGAACGGTTCTCGGACGAGGAGATCGACCGTCGGTCTCGACTCGTGGCACACATGCAACTCAAGAAGGCCACGGAGTCGACCAAGCTAAAGGAGTACGAGGCCCATGAAGAGGTCGTGGGCGTCGAGGTGGTCAACCCTTGCACCGAGGACACGACTCGATTGTGCCGTAATCTGGCCGGCTGTACGGGTACTGAGGTACGGGCCTTCTTCGGACCGGACCGTGACGTTGCCTCCCAACTCGAAGCCGATGTGGGGGGCGAGGAGCTATACGATGGGTTCACACCCCTCCCGGCTGCGCCCCCATATCACTATGGGTGCCGGAGTACCCTGGTCCCGGTCTCGGCGAAGGAGACCGACTCCCTCTCGAAGCATGGCTCGACCATGTTCGAGGAGACCGATCCGGTCATGACCCCGGAGGGTCCGGGTATCGTGGTCCGGGTCATGGAGCACAACTTCCTGATCCAGCCTAACGAGAACGAGTCCCACAGGGAGGTTCAGGCTGCACCGGACAACACGGCCTATGTGGTCTCCCTTATGGGCCAAGGTCGGCAGGTGTTCCGAATCGAGGACCTTCAGGAGGCCGACGTGAACTTCCAGACTACTGAACCCTCCTCGGATGACGAGGAATCCGACCCCGATAGGGAGGAAGAGAACTGATATGGTAGAACGTTACAGAATCGGACCGGAGCAGTTCACTTCCTCCCGTATTGACGGGCTCGCTGTGTACGACCCGGACCTCGGTCGTAAGGTAGAGGACCTCGAATCCTTCAGTGAGGGGGACCTCGTTGAATATGACGAGGAAGCGGGTGTGGTCGTAGAGAAGTACACCTCGGACTTCGACTGTCCGGGTGGCGACGGAGAGACGACCGTGGAGGCCTCTTCGGACGAACCGTACTATATCGTCGCACGCGAATCGGGTGGGGCCAAACCCATGCCCCCCTCGGAGCTATCCAGTAAGGATGGCAAACTGACGGATGTGGATATGGACGAGGCCGATTCGGCCTCGCTCGCACGGGTGTACTACCGTATGGGCGACCCCGAGTCTCTCGGGGAGTTTCGGGACTGCTACGACGAACTGGCGAATATTCCAGGGGTAGACGATCCCCATACGGGATTCGACTCCCTGCCGGACGGATGGGACCGTAGTTCGGTCCTACAGGCCTACGCCTCCCTTGGTGGGAGTTGGTCCTCCTGTAACAGGGAGATGAGTACGAATAAGGGTCCCAGGTTCGCCAAACGGTGGTGCTCGGCTCTGAAGGACGAGGTACTGAAGACCGAAGAGTGGCGCGGTGGCTTCTAACGGAACGAGATAGGCACACACTACACCAATGGCAAACGAATCAGATAACGAACATCCCGACGGGCTCGTTGAAGAGGTCGACACGTTGAAAGGTCGCATCGACGAGATCGAGACACGGGTCGACGATCTCCAGGAGACCTTCGAGGTCTACATCAGAGGACAGGATAAGTGATACAATGAATGAAACTGAATCGGAAGGTACAGGGGTATGGATCGGACACCAGGCGCTCTCGGAGGTCGAGGGGACGCCGGATGACGCCGAGGAGTTCCGAACGTTCATGTTCGAGGGCCAATATGTCGAGGACCCGATCGTTGATCCCGACAACTGTGTGGACTGTTGGTTCGACATGGACGGGATCTCCTGTGAGGTCGTGGGGGATCTGAACGGACACGTCGCCTACCGGAAGATGCACGGGTCGGACCGCATCTATACCATGTCCTGGGAAGAGTGGCACGATCGGGCCGCGGAGGGCGTGATCGAGGTGGATAAAAGCCTCATGGATAACGAACAATGAGTGCTGCGACCGTAACGTATGCGAACGGTATGGGGACGGCCGAGTTGTCGGCCACCGAAGAGGACGAGTTCGTGATCCACGGGGTCGCGCTCGGTTCGGGCGACATCACACACGGGTCCTCCCAGACCCGTAAGCTGTGGCCCGAGGAGGAGTTGGAGAAGGCGGCCGATACCCTTGCGGGTCAACCCCTCGTCAAGAATCACGAGAACACGGTCGAGGGGAAGGTCGGCACCGTACGCGATTCGAGTTTCCTCGAAGGGGTCGGTGTGATCTACGAGGCCGTGATCGACCCGGAATACGATCACCTGGCCCGCAAGGTACAACGGGGTGGGCTCGAAGTGTCGGCCCGGGTGTACCACCGACCCTCCGAGGAGTTGGAGGAGGACCCGGAGACGGGTGCGCTCGTAACCGAGGACCTCCGGTTCGACAACCTCTCGTTGGTCCTCACGGGTGCCTCGAAGTCCAACACTGCCGAATGGGGCGAGTCGTCCCATCTGGAGGAGGGTGACCGTCTCGAAGTGGAGGTAGACGAGCTTCAGGACGAGTTCGACTTCGAGGGCGAACCCGTCGAACTCGGTGAGACTGATTCCGATGCAGAAGAGTTGGTCTCGTACTCCTACCACACCCCGAGCTACTCGGGCACGACCACGGCCGAGTGGTCTCGACCCGATATGAAGGACTTCGACACGGACAGCCTGGAGGAACTGGACGACCACTTCTTCCTGTCCGCGAGTGGTTTCCCACCTGACAAGTACACGGATCTCTCCGTACCGGTAGTCGAACCGGACGGACAACTCTCCCTTGGCGGGCTACGGGCTGCGATCAGCGGCCACGGCTGGCAGGCTGTGGACGGACTCGACGAGGAGGTCGGCCACAAGGTCGACCGTTGGTGCATGAAGAAAGCCGAGGAGGAGTTCGGGAAGGACTGGGACGGCGAATCCGGTGACAGTGAGGAGAACAGTTCCGCTACGGAAGACCAGGAGTCGATCCTGGTGGCGGATCTCGATGACCTCCAGGGAGGCGTTCTCCCTGGGACGAGAGCAACGACGGTGCCCGACGATCTGGGCCTTGTACAGGTCGAGACAGAATTTAACACTATGCGACAGAACATCGAAGATCTGGACAACCCAGAGGATTACGTGGCGGTCGAGGAGGACGACCTCGAAGCGCTCTCCACGAAGGCGAGCCAGTTCGAGGACCTCGACGGTCGTCTCGAAGACCTCTCGGGTAACATGGAAGACCTCGCGTACACACAGAAGCTGGTGCACGAGGTCGGCCAGGAACTGGTAGAAGAGCTTGCAGAACACGAGGACCCCGTGCTGATGGAAAGCGAGGCACGTGAACGCGAACGGAGTATGGTCGAGGAGGTCGGCCAGCTTCACGCCGACGTGCTGGCGGACACGGGTCCCTTCACGGCCGAGGAGCTTATGGAGCGCTTCTCCCCGCTCGAACTGCGCGAGAAGGTCGAGGAGGACGAGCACCTCTCGCTCGACCCGCAGGTCGAGGAGACCGAGGAGGTCGACGAGGAGGAGGCCGAGTACAAGGGCACGAACCCCGAGTCCGAGGAGGAACTCGGTGACGTGTCCGAGGAAGACGAGGACATCGAGGCCGAGCAGCTTGCTGAGGTACGGGAGCAGGCTGCCGACCAGCTTTCCGAGATGGGCTGGGGCGGTACGGCCGATCGGGTTCGAGACGGTGAGATCGAACTCAACAGTCTCGACATGGATCTGACAGGAGGTAACTAATATGGCAAACCTACAGGAAACCGAACCGACTGGGCGCGATGGTGGCGATCGGTACGAGTGGCTCGGTAACCGGGTCTCGACGGACGTTGACGACTCGGTGGAACGCGGCATGTGCCTCGCACTGAACGGTGACGGCAGTGCGAGCGCAGCCGATGCCGAGGCGATCGACGCGGCAGCCGTGCGCGACGCAGGGGCGACCCCCTACGACGTGGATACGATTCAGCTTCGTGGCGCGGTCGAGATGCGTGTCGAGAGTTCCGTCAGCACTGGCGATCGTCTGCTTGCAGGCGACACTGGTGGGACGGGAACGGCGGGGGTGGCCACATCGGGTGGCGATCGGAAGGACCCGCTGGCGCTTTCGGACGCACGAACACTTGACGACGGCAACGATTACGCCGTTGTTCACCTTGGATAACACCAAGTAAAATAACACTATTAGGACTCACTAATGGCAGAAGACACATTCGACGTTGAGGAATTGGAAGTATCGTTTTCGGATACTATCAGTCAGGCGGTAATTCGGGACCGCGTGGAGGACGTGGTGGAGGAGGACCTCCAGTTCCGCGAGGCCTTCATGAACTACCCGGCCCAGGACGTTTCGACCAACGTGGTCGAGATTCCCGTTCCGGAGGACGACATGGGTCTCCCCTCCCTCGTGGGTGAGGGCGACGAGTACCCCCGCGAGCAGGAGCACTACGGTACCGAGAAGCTGACATTTGACAAGTTCGGGATGGAGATCGCGTTCACCTGGGAGAGCCAGGAGGACTCGCTCATCAACCACGTCTCCTCCCAGGTCGACCGTCAGGGGCGCAAGCTCCAGGAACGGCTCAACGAGGAGGCGTACGAGGTCCTTGCGAACAACAACCACCCGACGACTGCGGGCGACGCGGACGAGGTGTTCAGCTACCAGGACGTTGTGGCCGGACGGAACGTTCTCAAGCAGGAGAGCTACAATCCGGACCTCATGATTGTCGATCTGGAGGCCTCGGCTGACCTCCTGACGGACGCGAACTTCATTCACGCGACCGACATGGGTGACGAGATCCTTCGGACCGGGCAGATCGGCCAGATCGCAAACCTCGACGTGATCGAGGCGGACTCGCGCCGGATCGGTGGCGACGATGCCACTCCGGGCGCGTTCATCATCGACACGGACTGGTACGGGTACGAGAGCACCCGGACCGGTATCACGAGCGAGGAGTACACGGAGATGCGTACCGAGACCGATGTGGTCCGTATCAAGACCCGCATGGGCTGGATCTCGATCTACGAGGACGCCTGTGTCGAGGTCGAGGGCTAACTGAGACGGTTACGATTCCATCATGACACCGGACTGGGACGGATCGAAGGAGGACGTAATGGACACCGAGCCCGATCAGACGGTAATACAGTCCGTCTCGGGCAGCTACCAGCCCTCCTATGCCGGAATCGGTGACGTGCCCCTGAGCGGACCGGGCGCGGACGCCGACCAGTCCGAAAACGACTACGACGAGACCCAGAAGAGGAAGGCCCTCTTCTATGCGGAGTCGAAGGTCGAGTTGGACTTCAACGATGGGGACGCACTGGTCGAACCCACCAAGCACCATCGGAACGCAGTGATGAACCTCGCCTCGCACATCCTGACGGCTGCTGCGGAGGAACCCGACGATGTGTCCATAGGGGACATGGTGGGCGAGGGAGGATCGCTCGTGCGGTACTCCTCGACCTACCTCGAAAACTACAAGTCCCTTCGTCGGTCCATACGCGAGTCCACTGTCGAAGATGGGGGCGTCGACAACTACACGACGACCGTCAACAACCGTACCCCGAGCGGTCCCCCGAACCTGAACCACCTATGAGCAGAAATGGATACCGTGAGATCGCACGAGAACTCGATGATGTGGTCGACTCCCTCGACGAGGTGCTGGAGAGGGGGAAGGGTGCGGACGAGGAGACGGTTCGTGGCGCAATCGAGTCGGGTATGGACGAATCCATGTACCGGGACGCGCTCCCACTTGCACGGACGTTGGCCCCCAAGGACACGGGTGCGCTCGCAGCCTCCATTGATGTGGACGAAAAGGGCTGGGAGGCCGGCCGATACCGGGCCTCGATTGGCTCACCCAAAGAGTATGCGCTGGTACAGGAGTACGGGACCCGGAAGAAGAACTACCCGATTACGCCCAAGAACGGAGAGTGGCTCCGGTTCTACTGGGCCAAGAAGGGACGCACGGTTTTCCGTCGGGTGGTAACACATCCCGGTGTCGAGGGGAAGTACTTCCTCCGGGACTCGGTGAGAGAGACCCAGGGCACCCGTCGCGGTCGGGTGGTAACCGAACTGGGTGAGACACTCGAAGACGGGTTCGGGAACTACTGAGTCATGCCGACAGAATATCAGGTCCTCGAAGGAATCGAGAACGCGATTCGGATCGCAGACAGCAGGTCCGACAACAACGTCTCGGTACCCTCGAACCTCACCTATTTCGTCGGGGAGATCGACTCCAGTGAGGCACAACCGTATATCAATCCACCCGCACTGGAGATCCGTCCGACCCGGGTGGACCGCCTTACCAACCTCAACGATGACCTCGTGGGGATGATCGAAGACGAGGATGGAAACGAGGTCGGCTACCTCTACGAGAACCGCTACGAGATGCAGGCCGAGGTGAACGTCTGGACGGCGGAGGGTTCTCCTGTCCGGATGAACGGGGTGGCCGAGAGCGTACGGACTGCCCTGAAGCCCTACGACGACTACGTACGGCAGCAGGGACGGATCGACTGGGAGATGGACCATCTTCCGTCCACACCCGATCCGTCGACTGCGGAGGAAATGTGCCTGGTTCGCCGATTCGCTCTCGGCACCTCGATGCCGGCACACGACTTTGCGATGTCTCCGAACCTTCGCCGTTGGACCCAGGAGGTCACCGTTCAGTACGGCGAGTTGACGGATACCGTCGAACTGTATGGCGAGGTGCCGTACATCGACACGATCGAGTTCGACGAGTCGGTCTCGGAGATGGGTGGTTTCACGTGGGAACTGGACAACGGTGACGTTGAAGGACTATGGATGCAGTAGACGATGGAATCTAACCTATAACAGGACACAACAACATGCCAAGCACAACGACATTCGGTAGCTTCCCTGGCGTAAAGGTAAACGTCACGGGTGGGGCTATCACCAACATCGAAATCGGACGAGAACAGACTCTCGTTCTGTTCGGACGGGGAGACTCGGCGAACGGAAGCGCAGCAGTAAACACCCCGACCACGATCCTCTCGCGGGCGGACATCGACCGCAAGTTCGGCCAGGACACGGAACTGGCTCGTGGGATGAAGGAGGCCCTCTCGAACGGGGCGAACATCGACTTCCTCTACGGGGTCATGCCGAACACGGTCTCTAACACCGAATCGTTTGCCGGGACCTCTTCGGGTACGATCTCTCAGACCCCGGTCTCGCAGGACACGGTGAGCGTCACCGACTCCACGAGCGGGAACCAGATGAGCCTGGAGATCACCTATGAGGACGCACCCTCCCAGCCCACGGCCTCGGAGACGGTCCGATTGAACCGTAAGAGTGGGGAGTGGGCGGCCGACAGTTCCTCGGACTATGAGTTCCAGTACGAGTACGAGGACTACGCCACGGCCTTTGATTCGGCCGATAAGACCGTCAATGACACGGAGACGGGCCTTTACGGTGCGATCTCGGACAGTGAGAGCGTGGCCAGCACCCTCAGCGGGAAGGTGAACGAGCTTCGGTCCCAGTACCAACTGGTTATGGGCGTAGCAGGCGCGGAACCCAATGGGGACACGGACGATGTGGCCTACCTCGAATCGGGCTACCCGCACTACGACGTGTCGAACTACACGGATAACGTGGACAACGACGCGATGTTCCTCCACGCACCGGCACGTACCAAGACGGACCCGGTTCCGTTCGTGGGTGCCGTTGCGGGCCGAATGGTGGGCAATGCGATCGACGACCCCGTGTTCAACGACACCCTGAACGTGGGTGCGGGCGACCTCACCCAGAACTTCGGGAAGTCCCAGGCCGACGACATGCGTGATCGGCAGGTCATGCCCGTTCGGGACACGGGGTCCGTCCGGCTCCGGGATAACGTCTCGACCAGCACGGAAACCGACTGGCCCCGGGACTTCTTCAGGCGTCGGATCGTGGACCAGACCATCATCATGTCCCGTCTCGTGGGCGACACGATCTTCGGCAGGATCAACGACGAGGACACCCGTGAGAGCGCGGAGGACCTTATCCGGTCGGAACTGTCCGGGTTCGCCGACGACCGGCTAATCCAGCCAAACACGGACGACGAGACCAACTGGTACGTGGATGTGTACGACGCGGGCGCGGATACGGTCGGTATCGACATCGGTATCACACCGTACGGGCTCGCAAAGCGTATCGACGTGAGCATCGTGGTTAACACGTAAAAACAACCACAGGACTACACACAATGGTATATCAAGCAGCGGCCAACTCTGGCGATCCCTACGAGACCGGTAACGACGGAAAGTTCAAGATCGGGGGCCAGCAGTTTGCCGTAACGAACGTATCGTACGATCGAGAGGCCGAGACGGCCGACGTGCAGCTTGACGACTCCCTGTGGCCCCGTAACGCGATCACGGGTCTGCGAGCATCCGGCTCGTTCGAGCACGACGGTGCCAACGAGGACCTCCGGCAGGCTGTCGAGGAGGACTCCGGGTCGGGCTGCAAGGAGGCAGGTCAGCCGAAGTTCCTCGGTACTCTCGTGGTGAAGGAGTCGGGCGACAGCCGAACCGATCCGACCGAGTGCCCCGGGTTGAAGACGACCCGCTTCGAGGGCGTACTGGTCGAGTCCCGCAGCAAGGACTCGCCGTCGGACGACGTGACGAGCATGTCGTACGACTTCATCGCCGAGAAGATGCTGCCCAACGGGTAGCGTCTAACACAGCTTTTCTTTTCGTCGCTTCGACCGTAAACCTTTTAAGGCTCCAACACATAGGTGCGCCCGTGCGTTTCTCGCAGTTTTGTCGCACCTCTGTCCAGGTTTTGGTGCAACCAAAGTGATACTACATATATGGAAGAAGTCGAAGCCATGGACTTCTACAATCGGGTTGTAGGGTCCGAACGTGACACGAAAGAGGTACAAATCGCGGAGGAGTCGGGTGCGGGTCTAACCGTCACCCTTCAGGTCGTAAACAGGAAGGATCTCCTCGACGAGATCTCGCGTCTGCCGGACGAGATGCTTGAGACCATCTCCGAATCCGAGGACGCGGACGAGGCCGAGGAGAACGCAGAGGAGGCTGGTCTGCTCTCGGGGGTAGATGGGACCACGATCGAGGCCTTCGAGAACATCTGTGCGAAATCCCTCACCCACCCCGAATGGACGGACATCGAGGTTAACCAGGTCGTCCAGCAACTGGACTTCGAGGTACTGTTCCCCATGGGTGCGGAGGTAATCGAGCTTTCATTCGCCGAGACGGGTAACATTACGGATTTTCACGATCCCTCCTCGGACGAGAACTCGTAACCCAGTTGGACAAGGGGCTCCGTCCGTCGGTAGAAGTCCCCGTGCTCTACCACCGAGAGGACTGTCGGTTCCACGGGTACTCCCATGAGCGCGACCGGGTGGACTGTTCCTGTAAGTATGACGAAAATGGTCGCCCGACCGATGAGATGGTGGTCCACGAGGAACGTGAGGCACACGCGAAGGAACTCACGGACTTTCAGGTCAAGTTCATGACCGAGGCGACCGCCGTGATGAACGGCGAGGACCAGGTGGACGAGGACGATATAGATCCCTCGAACGCGGGTCCTGGACTCGGGACACACCAGATGCCTGGTGGCCGGATGTAACCCCCTCCCCCCCAGAATGTTAGGTTTTACGATAGAAAACGTGGTTTCGGTCGTCGAGCAGGTTACGGACCCAGTGAGCGACATCCGTGACGAACTCGACGACATGTCCCGGGACTTCAAACGTGCTGGGGACGCAGAGAGCGAGTTCGAGGAACATCTGGACGATCTGAAGAACCGCTCGATCGACACCGAGGGGGGCATCAACGACCTACGGTCCAGTCTGAACGACCTGGACGACGACTTCCGATCGGCTAATCTGGACGACAGTGACGTACTACAGTCCCAAGACACCGACGAGGTAAGCGAGCGGTTCGGTCGTGGTATCACCGAGGCCCTTGGGGGAGAACTGGAGGGGGATCGGAACGTACTCGCCCAGTATCTGGACCCGGAGGATCGGGTCGAGGACGAGATCGGTGACATCGGCAGAGTCGCACTTACTACCAGGGACGACATCGACGTACTCGGCGACGAGGTAGTCGATACGACCGACGACAAGCGGGGCCTAATGTCGGCCGTACAGGCCCTCTCTGTGGACTTAGACGAGCTATCGGAGTCCACAGTACGGAGTATCTCCAAATTTGAGACCCTGGACGAGTACCTCGATCATTCTACGGTACGACTCCAGCGCATGTCCGAGCAGTCCCAGGCCACTGGGGACGGACTGGATTCCCTCAAACAATCGGAACGGGAACTGTTGGACTCCAACAAGGAACTGCTCCGGAACCTCGGGATGACCGAGGAACAACTGGAAGGCGTCGGGACGGAAAGCGAGAGTACCTTACGGGCGATGGAGCGTATTCAGGCCGCACAGAGCGATCTGAATCGGAAAGAACCTGTCGCCGAGCTACCGTCCAAAGCGGACGAGGATCAGGTCGGAACCCAGATCAGTATGGGCGCAGGCGGCTTCGAGGACGTATCAAATATCCGTGCGGCCGAAAAGGCCATAGAGGACCTGGAGGAAGCTGCTGAGGAGAACAACGCCACCTTCGACAAGAAGGCGATGAAGGTGGCCCTCGCAAACGATAACTTCGAGGAGTTCAACGCACGGATGCGGGACACCCGGAGTCGTCTGGGTGCAGTCGAGGAACGTACGGACGACAACAACAAGTCCTTTTCGAGGTTTATCGCCACGCTCTATAGGGCCACCACCGAGGCCGACGGGTTTTTCGACGGGATGATCCGGGTCCGGAAGGGGCTCAGACAGGTCGAGGAACAGGCCGAGGACTCGAACCGCAAGATGACCAAGACAACGAGGGTACTGGGCAATCTCAATGAAAAACTGTCCACGACCTCGTTCTCGATGGGTCCATTCACCACGCAACTGTCGAACGTCATCGCACTGTTCCCGCCCCTGATCGCACTCATCTCGGCTGCGGCCGCAGCCCTCGGTGGGTTCCTCTTTGCTGCACTCGGTGCCGGTGGGGCCCTTGCGGGCATGGGTATCGCCGGATTCCTCGGGATGACCGAGAACATCCAGGGCCAGTTCGCTGGTATCAACAATCGGATGGACGCCACCAAGGCCCTGGGTAAGGCCGTAAAGAACGCCCTGTACGACGCAATGGCCCCCCTCCGGGAGTCCACCCTCTCGGATGGGACCGACATGACGACCCTGTTCGTTCAGGCCCTGCGTGGTCTGATCGACGCGGTACACATCGTCTCGGAAGGGCTCGCCGAGATAATCGCCCTCGAAGAGACCAAGGACTTCCTCGAAACGATCTCGAAGGCCATCGAGGGTGGAGACGAGTCGGGTCTGGCCGAGACCATGGACGCCTTCAAGTATTCTGTCAAGACCCTTCTGCCCGTACTCGGTGACCTTCTGGTCGCACTTGGTCGTCGTTTACCCGGAATCATCAAAGGTACCACTGACGTGGCGGAGGGCCTGGCCCCACCCCTCGCCAATTTCCTTCAGACGATCGGTCCACTGATCCGGGAATCCGGACAGTTCGGCTCGAAAATGCTGACGGTCCTTCTACCCGCATTAGAGGCGGTCATCGAGGGACTGGTCATAGCCTTTACCATCGGCAACATGTGGCTGGACCTCCTCGGAAAGATCGCCGATGTGACCGGAATAGACGAGATTCTGGGCGGACTCGCCGAGCCGGCCAAGTCCCTGCTCTCGATCGTGACAGCACTGAGCACGATCTTTATCTACGTGAAGGTTGTGGGCAAAGTAATCAGCGGCCTCGGGTCCGTCCTCAGTTATTTGGGTGTACCCGTAAAAAGCCTGGGTACGATGGTACGATACCTGGGTCGGGCCGTCGGGTACCTTGCGAAGCCAGTCAAGGCTGCTGGGGCCGCACTGGGCCGTCTGGCAGGACCCGTCAAGTATGTGGGTAGGCTGGCCCTTGGTCTTGCGAGCAGAGTTCTCTATCTCGGAAAGTGGCTGTTCACCCTCGGAAGCTATGTATGGACCGCTGTGGGCGGACTCTCCGGGTTGGCCGGCACCCTTGGCGCGGTGGCCACCAAGGTGGCAAGTCTGGTTGCAGCCATCAACCCTGTGACGGCAATCATCGCCGTTCTGGTCGGACTAATCGTGTTGGTCCACACGAAGTTCGATATGCTGATGGGGATCATTAGCGACGTAAAGGGCTACATCCGGAGCCTCCAGGACCGGATGGGTAAGTTCGGAGTCGTGCTCGAACCGGTCGTATGGGGCCTGGACACCCTGGCTGCCCTCTTCAAGTTCATCAAGAACCCGATCGAGGCAGCCGCCGAGTTCCTCGGCTGGATCACGGGTATGGTCGAGGGGCTCGTGGAGGCCCTCACGGGCAACACCTTGAGCGAGAGCCTGAAGACGATCGGTTCGATCCTGGAGACGTTGGCTGCACCCTTCTCGCTGTTCGCTGGTCTACTCGGCGGGGCCTCCGATCTCGTCTCGGACCTTGCGGGGACGGTTGCGGACGGAGCACAGGCGTTCCTCGATATGGGCGCAAAGGCCGTCGAGGCAGGCAAGAAGGTTGCGGAGGGACTCGGCCAAACTGCTGGGGACCTCTGGGAAGGTGGGAAGGACCTGGCCGGTGACGCCATACAGAAGGGCAAGGACGTGGCCAACGAGGCCGGTGAGGCAGCAGGCGATGCCCTCGATAGCGCGAAAGACCTGGCTGGGGACGCAGCCGGCAAGGCCGAGGGCATCTGGAACTCGGTTACCCCCGATGTGGACCTGGGTGGTGCGAAGGAGTCCGGCAAGAAGGCAGCCGAGGAGGCCGGAAAGGTCGCTGACAAGGCCAAGGACAAAGCCTCGGACATCACCCTGAAGGCCGCTACGGTCGAATTGAAGGGAGATCTGGCCGAGGGTGCCCGTGCGGTCAAAGAGGAGGTAGATGGAATCAAACAGAAGGCCAAGGACACCGAGGTAGGCCAGATGGGGGCCGATGGTGCTCGTCGGGCCAAAGAGGAGATCCGGAAGGCCAAAGAGGCCGGTGGAGAGCTAAAGGCCGAGGTGCAGCCGGAGGGCGGGAGCCAGGTCGACGTGCTGCTCGACCGGATCAGTAATCTGGTAGATGTTATCACGGAGGCCCACCTGGGCGACATCGGGACTGGCGAGATCGACTCCGGCCGACGAAAGGCGGGTGCCCTCCAGGGGGCCCTCGATTCGGCCAAGTCGGTCTTCTCGGGCTTCGAGATGCCGGTTCCCGGCCAAAACATGTTGGGTACGGCCAAACAGAACGCCACGACCCTACTCGGCAAGGTCCGGGAGGCCGGGTCCATCCTCGGCGGGATAGGAGGCCCTGACGCCGGACTCGGTGGTCTCGTCTCACAGGCCCGTGAGGTGGGCTCACAGCTTGCTCAATCGGGCCCGGAGGTTGCCGAGGGTCTGGCCACCGATCCGCTCGGAACGCTCTCTACGGCCGTACAGGGCTCTCTGAGCGGACCTGACCTGTCGGGCTCCATCGAGTCGGTTCCGGCCAACAAGGAGCAGGCACGCAAGAGCACGATGCGTGTCGGTCGGATGGTAGTCGAGACCGTGAAGGGAGTGGACCTCACCTCGGCAACCCAGCCCGCTCAGACCGTACAGGGAACGGTCGAACCACAGGAGGTCTCTGGTTCGGAGGAACCCGCCGGGTTGGCCAAGGCCGTGGGCGGGTCGAAGAAGGCACCCCAGGTACGGAAGAAAGAGCAAACTGCGACCAAGACCGAGAAGAACGTCGAGGTCGACAAGACCTACAACGTCAACATCGAGACGGATTCGGATGAGGACGCGCGGTCGAGGCGCAGCAAGTTCCGTGACGCCCGCAACCAACTCGAACGGGAGGACCGTGAGGGTGGTTCGGGTATCAGATAACCCCTCTTCCCTGAGAGGCGCTCAGTTGACGCTCACACGGATATGGGTGCGAAAGGATGCCTACCCCTTCCGACCGCACCAAACCGACTGTGAGCCGACTCAGCCGACTTAAGATCGAAGCGAGGGGTAAGTCGCATGGTCAATGCTTCGGCCAGGAGTGGTGGTGGATCGAGCGAAGGGGGAGAGTGTCGGACCCCAGCCCTCCTTGGTGGGGTGGCACTCACCTTCCGTACGCCAGAGGTATCTATCGACGGGGAAAGTCGCACGAAGGAGCACAAAATCCTCGATAACACCACGGTCATTCAGCACCTCGGACGGAACGCTGAACAGATCACGGTGAAGGGAGTATGTACTCCACAGGAGGCCACGGGTCTCCGGAAGACGCTTGAGTTGGATCAGACCAAGTTCCGTTCGTACGAGTGGTCGGGTGAGGTCATTGTGAAGACGGTGACGATCGACCCGGTACTCGGTCGGGACCCAGGCCTGGACGAGTGGCTGTACGACTATGACGTGACCATGGTCGAGGTCTCCTCGGCAGCACCGGACCGCCAGACCTATACGGTCACAGGGGGCTAATACGATGACAGGTCACGATGTAGAGGTCCAGGAGATCGACGTGGAAGTCCAGGTTGGCGACCAGGAGATGGAACCCATCTCCATCGAGACCGAGATGTATGCCCGTGGCAACTCGAACCACTGTCTCGTGGAGGGTCTCCTTCCGAACGGAACTGAACCCAAACCTGGCGAGGACATCGAGATCTTCATCAACAGTTATCAGGTCTTCAAGGGGTACGGGGTACGGGCCAGCAGGACCAAGGATTCTGTCTATACGATCGAGGGCTATTCCACGAGGTATGGTCTGGCCCGACTCAACGGAAGTACGACCACGGAGGGCGCTCGCAAGTACAGTGTCAAGGTCTTCCGGGACGAGATGGAGGAGGCCGGAGTACCCGAGTTTCGGGCGGACGCAGGTGGTAGCTACCGGGGACCGGAGGAGCCGACCACCCACGAGTACGTCAACAAGGGTCTCGTGGACGTGATCAACGACATCGCCGAACGGCTCCAGGCATACTGGTGGGTCGACGAATACGGGGTCGTGGTACTGTCGAGCGAGACCCGTCCGGGCGACCACGTGCTCGATCTGATCAAAGAGGTCAAGGTGGGCGATCAGTCCTCGACGAAGGACACGACCGTGGTGTACGGTGGCAGCCCGGCCTCTCAGTCCGGTATCGAGTTCGCCACGATGGTACTGGAGGAACGTCTGAAGGGAGACGAGACGAAACAGTCCCAGGAGGGCCAACATGGCGGGGACTTCCGGAGCCTGTTCGTGACTGACCGGGACCGGGTACAGAAGAAAAAGAACGCCCAAAAGCAGAACGAGGTCAACGCTGCGGCCAAATCCTTCATGGATGAGCACTACCAGGAAGAGTCTACGGGGACAGTCATCACCACTGGGTACGCAGACGTGTACCCATGGCAGGACGTGACCGTTCCGAACTACCCCGAGACCCAATCGCTGGGCAGGGGGCGCTACGTCGCAAAGAACGTCCGTCAGCGTGTGAACAACGAGGACGGGTTCATTACAGAGATCGATGTGATGGAGCACCCGCGGGGTGGGGCCAAACCCGACTCCAGGAGAAATTAGCATGGTTAGCTCCTCAACCGCCGACTACATTGCCAGGGAGTTCGATCGCCGAAACATCCAGCTTCAGGTCGGAATCGTGGCCCGTGTTAACGCACGAGTACGGGAGGGTGACAAGACGAACCACGAGGTCAACGTGGACATGCGTGATGCCGAACACACCCGCTGGGACCTACAGATACCCGTCTCGATGGACGGGGAGGTTCGGGTGCCCAAACACGGGGACGTGGTGCTACTCGACTTCGAGGACGCTGACTATGTACACGAGGCCCCCTACGTCACGGACGTGGTGTACACGAACTATACCCGTGCACCCATGGGCGAGGAGGGTCTGTACAAGATAGTGCGTGGTATCGAGGACCGGGAGTCCCATGACGAGGAAGGGACAAACCTGGAACGGGACACCTTCGCCTTCGAGCACGACATGTCGAAGGAGTACATGCGAATGGGATGGCGTGATGAGGAAACCCCGGGCAACCGTGAACCCACCAAGTGGATGGGTCTGTACGACAACCCCGAGTACCCCGACGAGGAACCCCGCCTGATGGCCTCGCAATATGGTACTGATTATGACATCGTGGGGCCCTCGTTCAACTTCAGTGAGGGCGAGATCGAGGAGATGGTGAACGATCCGGCCATACTCGGTCGGGTGCGACTCGACCCGGACCAGCAGATCAACATCTTCAGCCTCTCCATGTCCGAGGACACCCCGGAGGTTCCGACCGGAACCGAGTTCTTCGTCTATGACGAAACGAACGGGTCTCCCGGTACGGAACTCCGCTCGCTGTTGAAACAGGAGCCAGGTACGGCCGACGAGGCCGGGTGGTCCACGAGCAGTGGTGATCCGCCCATATCCCTCAACACCTCCTACGAGACCGATGAGACGCTTCCCCTTGAAGACGGTCGGGACGAGTACCGCCGGAAGGGTGAGCCCGTGTGGTCGATCTCGTATGAAGAGGAGTACGGGTCGGGTACGGAACCTAAGTACATTTCGTTCGGAATCGACTCGCCCTCCGGTACCTCGCTGAGTGCGAGCATACAGGGCATGATCGGGCGAGACCAGAAACGTGACCCGGACCGGATCATCTACGACGACTACCCCGAGGCCCCTTGAACTGGACCCACCCGAGTATGGGCTGACCAAAAGCCTTAAGTACCTCCAGCCTGTAACTTTCGTCACGACCTTTTTACGTTCGGGCGCACGTCGCATGGCCGACCAGGACCACGAGCTTGGGGTCGGGTTCTACCTCGATAAGCAGTTTGACATGAACCCGAACGCCTATGGCGACATCGAGAGCGCCGATGGTCTCGACAAACTGGCGAGTGATCTCTCGTACTTCCTTCATCAGGAGCTACAGGAATACCTGGGCTCGACCAGTGACCTCGGCACCCAGGAGGACGCCCGGTTGGCCACACGAGACACGATCGAACGGAACGAGCGGGTGGACTCGATCGTAGGCGCGGTCCAGTTAGACTTCGATCGTTCAAGCGAGACCCTGCGTATCGAGGTACTGCTCGACACCATCATAGAAGACGGGACCTCGGAGTTGTCCTTCGATATTCGGAGGCGATAGTACATGTACTCGGTGGACGAACGGAACACGATCATGTCGAGGTTACAGGGTACGATCAACCGCAAGGTCGACGAACTCACCTCTTTCCTCGACGAGACCACGAACGATCTCGTCACCGAATCGATGGCACGGGAGATGAATACCCATCAGGAGAAGCTCCTTGCGACTCAACTCATCCACTCCATCGACCACTGTGATGGGGTCGACGAGGACGACCTCCGTCGGCTCGGACTCGCCGACCAGTACGATCCGGAGGACCTCAACCGGTACCTCTCGTCGGGTCACCTCGACGAGTTAGCGAAGGAATACGGGCTCGTACGGGAGGACGGGGAACGTTCGACCGGAACGGTCGAGGTGCAGGTGTCACACGACGAGGTGCGGGTGTACGAGGGTACCGAGGTGGCCACACGCCCGGACAACAACAACGAATACAAGTCCTTTTTCGTGGACGCGGACGACGACGGCGAGATCACCACGGATGTGCCCGATGAAGACCTGCCGTACATGACACCCCTGTCGGGTGAGACCACAGTAGAGGTCCCCGTCATCGCCGAGGACGTGGGTCCCGAGTACGACGTGAATCCCAACACGATACAGTACCTCCCGTCGCCTCCGAACAGAATCCAGGGTATCGACAACCCGGTGGGCACCTCCGGCGGGAAGATCAGGGAGTCGGACGAACAACTCAAGTTTCGGATACGGTCGGCCTTGTTCGGCTCGAACCGGGGGAGTACGGCCCGAGGGGTTGAGATCTACGCACTGGAGGAGGTCGATGGTATCAACGACATCTACCTCGACGAATACCCACAGTACGACCCGATCTATGTCGATGTGGTGACGGATGGGGGTAGTACAACCGAAACGGCCGACGTGCTGGACGACGCACAACCGTCGGCCATGAGACATATCCCCCGTGACCCCGAGGTGTACCGTGTGGCCGTACGGTGTGACCTGCTGGACGGGGACGATACGGTCGACGCCTCCGCCGTGGAGACGACCATCACGGAGTACCTCCAGAACCTTGATCTCGGGGAGGACATCTACCGCAGCAACATCCGTTCGGTCATCATGGACGCGGACGACTCGATCCAAAACATCGAGGCGTTGAGTCTGAGGGTGTCCCGGATCGACAACGAGCGGCATCGGTTTTTCGACAACCAGGACCAGTACGGTCTGAAACTCTCGATCCGGGAGCAACGGTACATCCAGGAGGAGGTATTCCGGAACGGTACGGCCCAGTACCCTATCGAGGTCCTTCCGATCGAACCCGGTACGATCGACGTGGAGGAGGACAACTACAACGAAATCATCACCTATACGGAGGGAACGGACTACCAGACGGTGGACCCGAACGGGGAAGGGTATCCGACCGCAATCGAGTGGCTCTCCGGTGGTTCCAGCCCTTCCCCTGGGTCGATATTCAAGATACTCTACAAGAACAACTCCGAGGTCCGGGGCGAGGACAGCACCTCCTATTCGTCGGGAACAGACGTGTACGACCTCAAGTATACGGCTATGTCAGAAGACGCACAAGTTCGGGTCCCCGACGGCTCGGGTGGGTACACACGGTATGAGGAGGGAGTAGACTTCGGCCTCGTGAACCCCGACGGGGACGGGTACTATCAAGCCATCGACTGGAGTGTGAGCGGAGGGAGCCCTGCTGATGGCGAGACGATGAACTTCTACTACGAGGTGCCCACCGTGGGCATCGAAGAGGTGCGTGGTACGGTCAACGACGCCGACTACGCCTTCGAGGAGCCCGTCGACTACGACGAGAACCGTCCCGACGAGGCCCAGTATCCGTACGTACAGGACATCGTGTGGGACCCCAACGGGACCACGCCGGACCCCAAAACTGAGTTTACCGTGGACTACCTCGCCAACGCGCCCATCGGGGAGGACCTGGAGATAGATCCGATCAAGAAGATCTCCCCTGACACGGAGGAGATCGACGTGCGGACGTATACGGAGGCCGAGATCTATGGCTAACGGAGAGATTCCCGAGGCCTTCGTTCCTCGTACGATCGAGGAGATCCTCTCGGACCTCGAAGACGTGATCGTGGGGGAGACCACCACGGGTCTGTCCCGATTCTGGCCCTATTCGTTCGAGACCGAGTACTTCCGGGCGTACGCGATGAAGGTACGAGAGCACGAGATCATCGCGCTGGCGGTGCTCCTCTCGAACTGGATCGACTACTGTACGGGCGTGGACGAGTCCGATATGGAAACCCTGGGCCTTGCGGACGAACCCATTACCCGTGAGGAGATCAACAGGTATCTGTTCTCCGATAACCTCGACCCCATCGGGAAGAAGTTGGGCGTCGAGCGCCGGACGGGTACTCGTGCGACCGGACACGTCACCTTCGAGGTGGCATCCGAGACCGCTCGGGTCTACGAGGGGACACGGGTGACGACGGACCCGGTGACCTCCGACGTACTCTATGAGTACTATGCCGATCTGGATGGGGATGGTTCCATAGACGAGGGGAACTACACCACACCGGACTCGGGTCGGGAGGTAACGGTTCCCATTGTCGCCGAAGAGATCGGTGGGCAGTACGACATCGGTCCGGGCCAGGCCATCCACCTTCCGAACCCACCCCAGGACGTTGTGTCCGTACGGAACGACCAGGAGATCACGGGCGGGGGTGACCGTGAAAGTGACGAGTCGTTCCGCAACAGGATCAAGGGCTCTATCCACAAACGCACGTACGGTGGCAACAAGCAGGGGATGAAGGACGGAATCCGGACCCGTGTGGAAGGGGTGGAGGACGTGGAGATAATCGAGTACACGGACCAGCATCCGGTCTACTCGGACGTGATCGTGGACGGTGGAGAGCGAGATGAACTACTGTCGGTCATTAATGAGATCCGCCCTGTCGCCCTCGACCAGCGCCTGATCCGCCCGGAGCGGATCAACATCTCGGTGCGGGCCGAGATAGCCGGTACGGGCATAACCGAGGACTATATCGTCTCGGAGATCGAACGGTACCTCACGAACATCGAGATCGGGGAGAACCTGTACGAGGACGACCTGGTACAGTTGATCGAGAACCTCGAAGACGACATTCGGAACATCGAGACGCTCAGTCTCGCAATCGAGTCGGTGGAGTCCGAACGACACACATACGACTCCGATACGGGCATCTATTCGCTCGACGTGAACGCTCCGACATTACCCTTCGAGAGGTACGTCTTCCGGGGCACGGGTGAGGTCTACGAGTTCGAGGTCCTCCCGATCAAGCCGAGTACGGTCGAAATCACCTCGACCACCTACCAGGGCACCACGACCTTTACGGAGGGAACTGACTACCGTCTGGTCGACAGTACCCGTGACGAGGAACCCGACCTCATCGAGTGGATCGACGGAGGGGACTCTCCGGACATGTACGAGACCTTTACGGCCGAATACGAGTACATTGATCGGGTCGGAGAGGGCCTGGCCATCGAGGACGCGAGCCAGTACTTCGCCGACCAGGACGTGTACAACCTCCGGTTCGAGGCGAGGGACTCCTCGTTCTATCGGATCACTGACAGTGATGGCCATGCCTATGACCGTGGAGTCGCATGGGAGGCCCAGGACCGGACTCAGACGGGTGACATAGACTCGATCCGGTGGCTCCCGGAGGGCAACCGTCCGAACGACGGGGCCACCTTCTATCCGCACTATGACATTGCCTCGGGAACCCTCGGTGCCTACGAGGTGTATGCCTCAGTGGACAACGAGGAGGGTACCAAGTTAGAGGAATCCGTTGCGTGGGAGACCTTCTACGGTGGCGACAACTACTTCGACCTGGAGATCCACTGGCGAAATGCCACAGAATCGGGTGCGAAGAATCCCTCCGAGGGATGGAAGGATCAGAGCCCAGTGTATCCGGACGACGGCACCGAGTTCACGGTCAACTACGACGTGAACCAGCCACTGAACGAGGACTACATCGCCTCGCCCACACAGAAGATCTCTCCGGGACAGTATATCGAGGTCGAGGCCTACGATATACAGTCTCAGGAATAACAAATGACTGATACGACAACCAACAACTACGAAGAACTGATCGTCGGCGTACTGATCAACAACTACGAGGCCCCCGCAAACTTCACCGTCGGGCTTTATAACGACTCGGTGGACGCGATCGGGCCCGGAGACGACATCGGAGCGATCACCTCGGAACCGACCGGCTCCTCGTACAGCAGACAGTCGGTCGACCGGGTGAACTGCTCGTCGAGCCAATCCGGCGGAAACCAGCGGCTTGAGTTCCCCCGGGTGGACTTCGATACATCCGATTCGGACGAGGGGATCGACTCGTACTTCCTGATGGCCGAGTTCAACGACGGGACCAATTCGACCTACCGGCTGATTTCGACCGGAAAGATCGAGAGCGATACCTACTCGGTTGACCTGTCGAACATCGACCAGTACACCCTATCGAACATTTTCATCGAGCACTCCGAGAGCTAATCCGTTAGGACCCTCTACTGATGCCAACAGAAAACGATCTGGATGTCGAAACTGTCGACTACGGTGAACTCGACAGTACCTCGACCGCGGTAGAGGGTCAGGGTACGACCACAGCGAGCACGGCGAGTACCTGTTCGGGCGGACGGATCACCTTCGCAGACGCCCAGCCCGTGCGGTCGGAGGGCGCTGCTGGGGTCGCAACCACCATCTCCTCACGCAGGGACGAGGCCCTTGGGGTCGGACAGGCCGCCTCGGGCTCGACCGTAGAGGCCGAACGGACGGACTTCAACGATGGTCTCCGCACCCCGCCGGTCATCAGCTACCCCTCGGTCGAGACTGACGGCAAACAGATCATCGACGACGGGGTGGGAACTACCCACACGATGAGCACCAGCAGTCCGGGGACCACCACGAGTGTGGTCGCAAGCGCTCAGGGGTCCGGCCTCTATACTGAGAGTTCCTCAAACGAACGCGAGGAGACCTTCCAGGACGACTCGATTCCGGGTACGGCCCAGAACAACGACCCGATCATGGCCGACGTTCCGTTTCCGACCCCACGGAACGACGTGCTGGTCGATCGGGAACCATATCGGTACAACGCGAAGGAATACGACGACGGAACCGAATCCGAACAGACCGTCTACCGTCTCCGAAAGGCACCCGTCAAGTCGGTCCAGTCGGTCCGAGCAGAGGTGGATGGAGACGAAATCCTCCTCGTCGAGGGCGAGGACTACGAGGTGGCCGACCAGGACCGGGACATGAAACCGGACAGTATCGACTTCGGTGCCGACACCGTGGAAGATGGACTGGTCCCCGACTTCGGGAGCACGTTCTACGTGTCCTACCGGTGTCGTCCCGTGGTCGAGCGGTACACCGAGTCCTTCGATGAAACCTATGAACAGTTCCTCCCAGATGTAAACTACATCGTCAACTCGGCCCAGATTACGAACGCACAGGACGACGACCTCAATCGGATCGGACGGGAGTTCGGTCCACTCGGAAAACGACAGGATCGTAACAACCCCGAGTACCAGACCTACCTACAGTCGCTCGTCCGGGCGTTCAAGGGTCGTGGTACGGTCGAAGGGGTCCGGTTTGCGATAGCCTCGGCCACCATCGGCGGAAAGGAGAACGTCGGGTTGGACGAGGACTTCGTGGAAAGCGTATACAAGATCGTTCTCCGGAACTGGACGCCGCATCGAACCGAAACGATCTCCGAGTTGGCTGAACTGGCCGATCCCTCGGGTGTGGAGCGAATCCCTCCGATCCAGTATCGGAACCCGGGTACGAACGTACGGCTCTTCTCGGATGTAACCCGGGCCACGGAGATCACGATCACACTCGAAACGGATACGGTCGTAATGGATGCCGGGGACACCACCACCGAGCGATATGCGGACGGACTCGGCTCGGGGTACCTCGGAGAGGGCGACCTCTCCCGGGAAGAGGACCTCTCGACCCTACAGTTCGACAATGACACGATGGACGACGAACGGTTATCATAATATATGACAGTTACGACAGACAACGGACTCGAATGGGCGGAAGGACAACTCATCGGTGCCGACCAGGGCAAGATCGACGCGATGGCAGTCGGTTCCGGCAGCACGACGGAGAGCACCTCGGACACGAGCCTCGACAACCGGGTCTCGGATATTATTACCGATAATAATAACCCCGTACGGTTCCTCCGTACGGACCAGGGGTTCGAGTGCTTTATCACCATTCAGGGTGGTTCAGAGGTGCCGAGTGATACCGAGATACGGGAGGTCGGTGTGTACTCGAAGGCGACAGTTACTGGGGAGAGCCCGATCCTCGTCGCACGGGACGTGTTCTCCACCGTGACGGTGAACCCGGGCCACTCCGTGGAGTTTCAGATCCCCATCGACTTGAGGAGGTAATGTATGGCAGGAAAACTATTCCCACAGCCGGACCAGGACGCGGATGCAGCTAATTTCGCACAGTGGAACAGCACCGGGATCGCCGAGGCATATGCCGTCAGTGGCGTCGAACTGACGAATCCGGATTATTCGGCCGGGACCGTGGACGTTACGGCCGGAAAGGTACGGATCTGGAAGGACTCCTTCGAGGCCACCCAGAAAAGCAAGGTACGGGAGCACGGGACCCAGTTCATGGCGACCCTGGACGCTCAGACCCTATCTCTGGATGATACCTCCGTAAACTTCATCTACGTCGTGCCCGGATTCCAGCAGGCTGGGACCAAAACGCCCTCGTTTTCGGTCACACAGGCCCAGAATCCTCCCACAGCCGAGTCCGTCCTGATTGGGGAGGTCGATTGTCCCAACTCGACTACATCCGAACGGAACAGGTTCCCGGACGGGGAGTTCGGGGATCTCACTACGGAGAACCTGGACAGCACTGTCAAGAACCTAATGCCCAGTTACTCCGGGACCGGGAACGCTCCGGCCGAACCCGGTAACGTCATCTACGTCGATGGGACGGGTTCGGAGGAAGCGGGCGTGTACTCCTACAACGATGACCAGTCGGTGTGGGACGGTCCGCTCGAAGGTGGCGCGAAAAACACCAACACCCAGACCGCGGTGTCGGAGAACGGAACCGAGTTAGTGGCCAACACCGCGGACATCGACTTCACCAAGAACATCGTGGCGACCGATGATGGGGACGGTACCGTCTCGGTCAACGTCGAGGGCAACGCTCTCGGGTACAATACCACGAACATCAGTTCGGCCTACACCGCGAGTGATATGGAGGCAGTCTTCTGTGATGCCTCCGGAGGAGCCTTTACGGTTACACTTCCTCCCGTGGGGGCCGACACGCAAATCGTACTGCACAAGACCGATTCGAGTGGGAACTCCGTTACGGTCGATCCAAACGGAAGCGAGACGATCAACGGGGACACTACCGACGAACTGAGTGCCCAATACGAGTCGATCGAGTTGATTTCCGACGGAAACGAATGGTTCATCATCTAACCGGACAATAATGACGAAATATGAATGGGTCCAAAACGATCACGAGGAGATCGAGACGGACCTCACGACACTCGATGGCGCACCACGGGACCTCGATCTAACAGGACGGAAGGTTAACTATGTACTGAGGCACTACCTCGGCCCAAAGGTGGCAGACAAGGAGGCGAACGTGCAGGGTACGACCGCAAAGGTGGAACTGACCCCTGACAACCTCTCACGTACCTCCAAACACATGGCCGAGTGGGTTATCACGGGTGGAGAAGACGATCCCACAACACTGCCCAAAGACGGTTCGATCGGGGCCAAAGTCCGGGCATCCGTGGACAACGGTGGGAACGTAGCCGAGCCCCTCGTCGAGGATAAGACCGTCGATACCCTCACCGTGAACGGTCTAACTGGATCTCTTACCGATGGGACCGAAATCGACGACCTGGTGGGGACGAACCTCTCCGTTTCGGGTGGTACTCTGAAGGCGACCGATACCGACACACAGCTATCGGATGAGGACGTACAGGACCTGGTTGCGGGACTACTGAGCGGGTCCGGTGCGACCAGTGTCTCCTACGACGACAGTAATGACTCAGTAACGGTCGAGAGCACCGATACGAACACACAGCTATCGGGCGAGCAGGTCGAGGACATTGTGGCCGAACTGGTAGAGGGTTCGGGCGCAACAAGTGTCTCGTACGACGACACGAATGGAACCCTTACTGTCGATAGTACGGATACCGACACACAACTATCCGATGAGGAGGTACAGGACGTTGTGGCCGATTTCGTCTTGGCTGGCAACAACGTGGCGGTCTCATACGACGATAGCGGTAACGTTCTATCAGTATCCTCGACGGATACTAACACACAGCTATCGGATGAGGACGTACAGGACGTTGTGGGCGGACTGGTGACAGGTTCGGGTGCGACCAGTGTCTCCTACGATGACAGTAACGGGACCCTTACGGTAGAAAGTACCGATACTGACACACAGTTGTCCGATGAGGACGTACAGGACGTTGTGGGCGGACTGGTGACAGGTTCGGGCGCAACGAGTGTCTCATACGACGACAGTAATGACGTTCTCACAGTATCCTCGACGGATACCGACACACAACTATCCAGTGAGGAGGTAGAGGACATGGTGGCGTCGTACCTGTTGGGCGGGAACAACGTCCAGATCAGTTACGACGATGCAAACGATACGTTAACAATTGACGCCAATCACGACCACTCGGGTGAGACCCTGGGCACGTCGTCCTCACCGGTTAGCACCGTTCACGCGGACGTGACCAATGCGGGGGAACTGTCCGCTGATACGTCCACAACCGCCGAGAAGCCTGTCTACGATGTGGCCTCTTATGGGGCTACCGGGGACGGGTCTACCGACGACACGGCAGCCATTCAGTCCGCAATTGACACCGGTATCTCCAACGGCGGTGGGACCGTCTACCTTCCGAACGGGACCTATGTGATTTCGGACGAGCTTGTCGTCGGGGACGGTATCAGTATCGAGGGCGACGGGCGGGACGCTACTGCGATCGAAACCGATCAGAGTGGGTCCGGAGCGAGCTTCCCTGGCGCAATGATTGCAGGTACTGACGTATCCGATTTCCACCTCGAAGGACTCTCCATGGTGGGGCCAGGGGTAAACGCCTCCTATGGTGCAATGTTGTTCCGGTCGAGGTACAACATTGC